CGCGGTAGGGGCCACACCGTTTTGTTTCAGTTAAACCGAAACCGGCATTTCCTTGATTTGGGGAAGGACGTGCTGGAAGTTGGTGATGATGAGTTCAAGCTTCTGCGCCACAAAGTCATTCAGCGATTGCGCGTTTTTCGAGCAAAGCTTCTGCTTCTTGGCGTAGTTTACAACCTGCCCTTCGGTGACTCCGGCGCTGGTCGCGAGCGCGAAGATTTGTTCGATAAGCTTCTTCTCAACGGCATCCGGGTCTTCGGTGACAAGCGGTTTCTGTTCCGCCGGCTTGACAGGCTCAGGCGCAAGCTCCCGCTGCGCTTCCTGCGCGGGTTCGGGTTCGCGTTGCTGCTGCTCCGGTTCGCGTTCTTCCGAATTGCCGGTGACGTTTTTCATGCGCTCCGGTTCGGGGCTTTCCGGCGCTTCGGAAGGCGCGGCCGAATCGCCGATTTCCAGCGTGTGCTTCGGCTTGGACGGAACAACCTCGGCCTCGTCCTTCTCCAAGGCGTCGGCAACTTCGGGTGACAGGGTAATCCACTTCGTAGCGCGCCGGAACACGGTCTTCTTCGCCATCTCGTTGTAGTCCGTCACCCAAGGGCCGGAGTTGCTGGCACGGCTGCGCTTGCGGATGGCGTCAATCTCCGCCTTGGTCATAACGTCGGACTGCTTGGTGCCGTCCTTGAACGTGATGACAGCGTAGGCGGCATACATTTCGCCGCGATCCATCTTGAAGTTGATTTGATGCTTCACTTCGCCGTTTTCCCAAGTGAACGTGTCGTTCGCGCAAACAATCTGCGCGAGGATGTTGGACACGTCGCCGCTGCGGCGGGCAAGCTCAACCAAGCCCTTGTAGTCAATGATGAGCGTGCAGGAATTGCCGTAGGGAATCAGGTGAGCGCGCCGGCCGTCGGGTTCAAGCCCAAGCGCGGAGCAGTTGAGCATACACTGGACGACGCTTTCCTTGGTGCAATCCAAAAGCTTCGGAGTCTTCAGGATGGCGGTGAGCGCAACGCGAACAAAGCGATCCGGCGTCATGTGCTTCGGCAGCGCCAATGCGAGTTGCGATTTGAAGTAGTCGCCGGAAATCTCCTGTTTCAGAGTCAGCGGCTTGTCAGTTTTTGTTAGTGCGGATGTTGCGGGTGGCATGATGTTGTCTTTCGTTTTATGTTTGGTTTGACTGCAAATTAGTATCACCGCCGGCCTTGCTCGACTCGGCATTGGAACTCGTAAAGGTCTTCGAGCTTTTTGTATTTATCGGCGGTGTCTTTTCCAACAAGCTCCGCCCACTCTGCCGGATAATTCTTCTTGTAGGCGTCAAGCAGCTTGGCGATGTCGAATTGGGAGTTTTCTTTCGGGTTCGACTTCAGCATGGCTTCCCAGATTTGCTCCGTCATGGCGGTGATAAAATCATAGACGCCGGCATTTTCACGGACGATGCTGGGCCACGGATTGACGGCAAGCTGGTTGTAAAGCGTGGTGACTGCCTTCTCAACTTCCCGCGTGAGAATTCCTTGGAAGTCGCCAGACGCTTTAAGCAGCGCCTTTGAAATGTCTTCTTCAAGCCGCCTGCGCTGCTCGTCGGTCATGCCTTTGTAGATGATGTTGAAAACAGACGGACTCATTGTTGTTCCTTTTCGGTGATTGATTTTCTCCAAGGCGACTTTTGCTTTTTGGCCGGCGTGTAAACCTGCATCCGGTGAAGCGCGTTATAGACGACGCGGAACTGCATTGAGGCGACAAACGCGGCCGGCATCGGGCGGTTGTTTGCGTGGCTGTGAAATCCGGTGACTGATTTACCGGACTGCGCCGCGAGCATGAGTTCGGTGGATGTCATAGCTTGCCAATCTTGATGCCAAGCCTCTTCTCCACCACCGGAAGCCCGGCGCGAATGATTTCATTGGTGACGGAAGCAAACGACGATGACGTTCCCTGCTTTTCCAGATTGACAATGCGCTGAATTCTTTCGACGTGGTTTTTATTCACGCGGACTTGCGGCGGATACTTCGGTGTGTCGCTCATGGTGCATACAGTGGCAGAATGCCCCATTCAGCGCAAGATTTATTTTCAAAAATCTTCTTGAACCGAAAAACGCCGTGGTGCCATAGTCTTCACTATGGCTTTCGCTGAAGTCTGGACAATTGACGGCAACGACCCCTGCATCTGGAAAATTCCTTTCCGCGCGCGGTGGCAGGGAGTTGAAGGCGAGTTCGGCGAACTGCGCCCCGCCGTCCCGCTGCTGAAAATTCAGGAGCGGTCAATCATGGAGATTCTTACCCAGAACGCGAATTACGTCGGCGACGGTTGTTGGAGCATCCAAAGAAAAAACCTTGAGGGTGTGGCAACGCTGGTGGCCGACGACAAGGACATCACGCCGGAAGAGGTTGAACGGCTTTATTACTGGAACAGGCTGCGCGAGGCGCGGGACACCGCGTTTGCGTTCCATCCAAAAAACAAGGGCTTCAATGATTTTGTGGACTTTGCTCATTCATTCGGGATCGGGGAGTGCCGCGAGCAAGTTCACTACTGGTTTGAACTGATGGTTCGGGCCATGCTGGAGCGGCTGATAAACCGCGAGCAGCCGGTTGACTTCGGATTTATCAAGCTCCACTGTTGCCCGTATCGGGTGAACTGGAAGAATGTTTTGATGTCGCGCTTTCCAACCTTGGGCCGCGTCTTGGTGCGGACGCAGGGGCAGGAAAGGTTTGATGCCGCCGACCGCGCGCTGCTTCTGGATGAGATGGCTTCGCTGGATTTGCTGGCAATGGGAAGCCGTGGTAATTGCTACAAGTCAATCGAAGTGGAATACAGTCTGAGTTGGTGGAAAAGAACCGCGCTGGCTGAACGCGAAAGGTTGGATAAACTTGGAGATGTTGGCTATGCAAAATACACCACAAGCTCAGTCCGGTATTCGCTCAAAAGGATGCTGGAAATCTATTCGTCGTATTGCTCGCAGGTTGCGCTGTATAGTGCCACCCATGTTGAAGGCGAGCGTGCTGGCGATTATCGCCTCGTTACACACAAGCCGGAAGCATTCCTTGCTCAAAAAAACCGCATCCACTGGCCTTTACCTTCTGTTGTGGATAACAAGGTTCAAGAATTCAAGCCGGCGAGTGACGCGGAATACCTACGTCTTGCGTATGAGGTCGTGCCGCCGTTGTCCGCTTTTCAACCGCAACCTAAAAACGTGCGGAACTTGGAATCTAGGCCCGACGGAAGTAAGCGGGCATGGCGCGATAAAAGATGAGCCGCTTGGGTGCCTGTGCTTTATGCCGGTGAAGGCTTTTATTTTGGAAGCTAATTGCTGGTCGTGGGAGAGAACGGGTGGTAGGTTTGGATGGCCCGACAATTTGAACGGATATTTTTTATGCCAGAAGAAAACATAATTCCGCCGGCCGTTATTCCGGTGAAAACGGATCTGAAAATCGAAAACGAGAGGCCGCCAGTCCCAAGCGAAGAAGTCATTGAGATTTTTAAGCAGAACGGGATTGCGGTAATCACAAATTGCGACAGGCAACCGATTATAGACTTGGCGAAAATCGGATATTTTTCCGAAGGCGTCGGCATGATGAGAATTCAGTCCGGCTCCATCATCGTTTCACAGGCGCAGTTGCGCCAAACACTGACCGTCCTCACTGAAAAAATAAACACGGAGCATTTAGAGCCGGAAGAGCTTGCAATGCTGACTCGCTCCGCCGCCTACGTCGCAAAAATCCTGAATGATACGACGGCAACCGCTATGAAACATTTCAGCGGAAAGCACGCGGCCGGTGAAAAGCCGGCAGGAAAAACGCCGTCATTGCCACCCGGAGCCGTCCTTCAGGTGAACGTCGCGCCCGGCAGCAACGTGCAAATTGTGGACAAAACCGTTGACGCGCCTAAAACTCCGTGATACGAAAGACTCATGGCTAATACAGGTGATGCTTACGAATTGCCGCAATACACGCCCGGCGTTTCCATGAAGGACGGAACGACCCCGGCCGTAGTGGTTCCGCCGGCATTAAACATTGGATCGGCCAACGCGCAGATTTTGCACGGCGCTTTCGCGAATCCCAACGGCAATGTCACGCCAAACAACACATCCGACGCGGCCGATTATTACCAAGACTCTGTTCCGCTCAACCGCTGGTCTTGGGATGTTCCGTCGCAGGCTTGGAAAGCGTATATCACCCCCTGAAATTTTTATGAAGAAAATCATCGTGATCGGAATTACGATTGCCTGCTTCATGCAGGCTTTCGCGCAATTGAGGCCGAATGCCTACACCACCAACGGGCAGGATGCTGCGGATGCTTACGTTAAAAGCATTGCCGGCTCCACGGCGGGCGCATCAGCTTTTACCACGCGGGCGCAGCGGCATCTGTGGTATTCCACCAACGCTATTGCCGCGCTCGGTCAGTGGCCTTATTTGCAGGACATTTTGATTTTCAACAATCACGGCACACCGACAAATCACCTTTCCTTGTTTGGAAATCCTTGGAGTGTGACCAATGAAGTTTATGCGCCGTCGCTTGGTGCGGACGGCGGCGGCATTTATTTCGGCGGCACGAACGCGGTGACGTTCAACTTGCCGAACGCGCTCACAAACTTCTCTTTCTTTGTGTTTTACCGGCAGGACGCTGTCGGGCTGGACTTGTATGACAAAACCGCATCGTCAATGCAGTATCTTGCCGGCCTGCGTTCGACAAACGACAACTCTACCTTGGTCGCCACCGCCTACGGAAATTTCCGCCAGAATCGTGTCTGGGAAATCAGCGGGACGAACATTTGGGAAAATGACTGGCAAAATTCGACCAACCAGTATGCGCCGATGAAATCAGGGGCGTTTGAAAACAACGCTTTAATGGCCCCATTGCTGCCAACGGTTCTTATCGTCAGCGGAGACACGAATGGAAACATTTGGGTCTGGCACAACGGGAATCCGGCGAGCTTCTATTATGTCTATGGCAACGGAACCGGCACAAACAAGCTGGTGATGAACGGACTCTATTCGCCGGTGAATCAAATGTTGCTTGGCGGAAACGACCCGATTTGGCCGCGTGTCGGCAACGGCACTTCCATTATCGGAACGAACGCCCAGAGCGTTAAGGTCATGGCGGCGGGCGTGTTTAACAAATTGTGCGATGGAAACCTTGCCTTGGCTGTTCAGAGGTTTTGCTCTGGAATTTCTGACGCGGACAGCTTTGTTGAGTTTTCCGGCAGTTCAATCATTGACGACACTATTCCGGTCGGAACCGGCAGCATCGGCATGCCTTGCACGAACAATCTGGCTCTGCTTTCTGAAATCGTCCGCAAGAACACGCTCTGCATCAACTCCGCTCATTCAGGTTCGCTGCTTACTTATTGGACGAATTTGCAATACGCGGCAACGAACGGCCAAGTTTGGCGTCCGGTGGCTGATATGATGGAGCGCGAACGCTTTGGCGGCATCGAGGAGGACACCGACGCTTTCCGAAACGATATTGGCAACGGAACCACTGCGGCTTCCGCTTGGAACATGATGAATAATTTTCAGGCGCGTTATTCGTCGGCAATCTCTTGGGTCTGGCTGGACACGCCGAACACACTCGGCTTTACCGGCGGCAGCGGGGCGGGCATCAACAATTCAAACTGGGTCGCAGCCTGCGCCGGTGCGCGGACGAATCTTTTCAACTTTTCGCGCTACGTTCCGTTTGGCCGATACTTAACATTGGAACTGCTCAACCAAGTCTCCCGCGACAACCCGCCGACGCATTTGGATGGCACTACACCGCTCGCTCGCGCCGCGTGTGTGCAGTTCGCGCAAATGGCGGCTGGCTTGCCGTGGACGATGAGCTTCAACGGCTCGACCAACCTGCAAACCGCCAGCGGTATCTTGAACTATACAAACACTTGGCACTATCCGATGACGTTTAATCTGCAAATCACGAACAGTGGCGCCATTTGGAAAAACGGTGCGGCGGTTTTGACGAGCTTCACCGGCACATGGCCGCTGAAAGTTTATCCGGGAGACATCGTGAATATAACCAATGCGGCCTATTCGACCGCCGATACAACGCAATGAAATTTTCCGCCGTCATCCTGATTGCGCTCGCGCTGAATGCTTCGGCGGCGGGCTACCGTCTGCCGGTCGGCAGCGGCACGGTCGGATTGCAGCCGGTGGTGATTTATGCGAAGGCAAGCGGAGCGCATGACTACACATTCGCTTATCCGCGTAACGCCCGGCAGTTCGCGTGGACGATGAAAACGATGATTCCGATTCGGTCAACGAACTGGTTTGCGATGCAAAGCTGGCCGCGCGGAACACAGCCTTCCGGCAAGATGATTATTCATCCCGCGCCGGGGCAGAAATACCGGATGGATGGAAACTGATTTTATGGATATTGAAACCCTCAAAAACCTCGGTGAAGCCGCAAAGGGAAATCCGCTTATGGGCGGGCTTTTTATCATCGGCGTTTTTATTTGGATAAGTGTTAAAAGCTGGCTTCAATCCAAGGACATCCGCGCGTTGAAAAACAAGCTGGGCGAACTTGAGGGGATGCTGCGTGGGTTGGCGTTTTACCAAAGCGAGCCTGTTGGTGATCGGATTATCCGCGCCACCCCGCAACTGGCGGCGATTCTCGGCGTGGCTGTTGCAGACATCGTGGACAAGCCGTTGCACAAGGTTTTCGACCCGCACATTCTGGAAATCATTCGGGACGCCAACGACATCGCGCAGCGTGCGGGCGAGGCGGTGACGCATAACGTGAACATCCGTGGAACCATCTGCACGCTGGCGATCCGGTGTGTGGAAACCCGCGACAGTTATTATTTCGTGGCGAACATCCACCGGCAGAACTCTGTTTTGCAATGAGCGACCCGATTCAATTCATCTGGACGCTGGTTCAATTCCAACCGGCGGCACTTACGATGGCTGCGGTCGTCGTCATTGGCTACCTGCTGAAATGTATCCCGCAAGTCCTGAACCAGAGGATTCCGATTTACATTGTGGTTGTCGCCACGGCGCTTTACTACGGCATGGTGACTCCAAGGCCGGCAAAGATGCCGGACATCATCGCCACCATTATTCTCGGCTCCGTAGTCGGACTGCTGGCATGGCTTTTCCACAATCAAATCTTGAAACGGTTTATTGATTCGCATATTTCATTTCCCGAACAACCAACAAAACCACAGCCATGAAATTTAACATCAACAAATGGACTCTCGGACTGGCGGCAGTCACCGCCGCCATCTGCTGCGTGTCAGCCGAAGCTCAAACCAATTCCGCGATGGACAAGACGGCTCCATTCCAGTCCATTGAGCAGGTTGCGGAGCACGCATCATGGCATGACAATTTTGACGCGGCTGGCGCTCTGCTGGTCAACACGGCTTCACCCGGCGTCAAGACTTCGCTGTTTGCGTTTCAGGTATCTTATTCCACCGGCAGCAACACGTTTGTTCAGGGCGTGGCGTTTGCCGGAACGCGCGAGCGCGGTGGCGGCGGCGCGGCTGGCGGCTTGAAGTCTTCCGGCGCGTTCACGCTTCCGATTGTCCATCGCGTCATCCATACCGTGCAATCAGTGGCAGCGGGAATGGTCTATGTCAGCGGCTCGGACGGCGGGATTTCATTTGGCGTCTCGCGGCCGGCGCACAATGGATGGGAGGACTACGTTGTTACCACGCTGCTGATTAAGGCGAGCGACAATTTTTACTTCGGCGGAACGGCGGCGGTCATTGGTATTTCGTCATACGTTGGTTTGGTGGCAGACGCATCTTTTTGAATTATGAAGCCTTCAATGTCATTGCGCGGCGGCGGCGGTTTGGATTACGGACAGGCCGTTTTTTTGGCGTTACTAGAGCAACGCTACGGCAACTTGGCGCAAGCGGTTTCAGCCGGAGCCGGAACATCTGCCGGTGGAATCAACCTTGGGTTTTTGGCCCTTGGGATGAAGATGTCGGAACTGGCTGATTTTTACGTCAAACTTTCACCCAGCATTTTCCATCAGGATATGCTGTCAACCGTCGGCATGGCCTTCGGCTCGAAATACAACCCGGATGCCCGCCAGAAGGCATTGCAGTCGGTGTTTGGCGATGCCGAAATGGGCGACCTGAAAATTCCGTGCTTCTTCACCGCGCACAGCAAGTCAAGCGGGAGGAATTTCTTCTTTCAGAACTACGGAAGCGCCTACGAAGACCGTGATGAAGTGATTGTCACAGATCCGAAAGTGAAGTTGTGGGAGGTAATCATGGCGACCAGCGCGGCCCCGACCTACTTCCCCGGCTACACGCTGAATGGTGAGGTTCTGTTCGACGGCGGTTTGACGATGTTGAACGACCCAAGCGAGACTTTGATGCGGGACTTTCCAAGCACGCCGAGAATGCTGTCGGTTGGCAACGGGTGGACGAACTGGCTGATTTCGCCGGAGCCGAACCCCGGCGCTTTGAACGCCCTGAGCTACTTTGTCGCCGCCGCATTGCGCGCCGCTGAAATCACGTCCATCTACAACACCAAGCGAGAGCTTGGCAATAATCATCTTTTGGTGAATCCGAACATCGGGAACGGATTCGAGATTGACGACACCACCGAGGCGACAAGGGGCGCTTTGGCGCTGGCGTGGACAAATGAATACAGCGCAAACATCCCCGCGCTCGACGCAATTTTTTCCTGACAAAAAAAATGAGAACGCTGCTTGAAATCGCCAATCGCATCCCGCCGTGCAAATGCCGCGCGATTGCCAGAAAGAATCGCGGGATGAAGCTGAAGACGCACGACGACATTGCCGCCGAATGCGGACTCAGCCGGCGAACCGTGATGCGCTACTCCCGCATGAAGGACTGGAATTCGATTCCGTTCGAGATGGCTCAGAAGTTTGCCAACGCCTGCGGCGTGAACCATCTTTCGCCTAGCAAGCAAATCCGGTTTTTGCGTCACGGTAAAACCATGTTCCTAAGAAACGCGCGGCCGAAGCAGCGCGTGATGCTGAAAAAACTGATGTCGGGTTAGACTTGGATGTTGAACGAAGCCCCCTTGCGGTTTCCAGAGCCGGAGTTGAACTGGTTCACAATGGCCTCAAGCTCTTCGGCGCATTCCTTGATTAAGGCGTAAGTTAGCGCGTCAAAAATATGTTTGTCGCTGCCAATGACGTAGTTCAGCCGGCCCTTCCCCTTTTTCAAATTCTTCAGCATCCGAATCACCGCCTTGCAATGCGCGGAAATCTTTATCCGGCCGGAAGCCAAAAGCTGCTTCAAAAGCTGGACGCGGACAGCGACGGAGCCGGCTGATTTTTCAACGCCCTGAAGCATGAATCGGTTGTTCGACGCGGCGGCAACCACAAGGTATTGAAACGTGTCGGCGGCGGCATTGTATTTTTCCAAAGATGAAGTATCCGACCACGACCGCTCAAAATTCAAAGGGCGTCCCGCCAGACGTTCAAGCAGGCTGCAAATTTCCGTAAACTCAACCGTGAAGTCCTCAATGCTTACGTTTTCTCCGACCACTTCAAGCTCGTCGAGAACTGTGAAGCATTTCCGGTTTCCGACTTGAATCGGCTCCAACGCGACGGCGGCATGGTTCACGTCGCCCAAGTCCCAGCCGGTGACAACATCCACGCACGCCGGGGATGGGTTGATGCACTCCCAATCATCCTCGTTTTTTGAAGAGGCGTCTCCGACGACATGGACGGCTTCATTGAATGTCCCGCGAAAATGAAACGTCTCGTTCGTCTTGTGGAAGACCCACTGGCCCTTGACGTAGCGCGCGTAAAGAATCGGATCGTAGGAATACTGCGCCTTCAGTTCGTCGAGCTTCTGCTTTGAGAGGAACGGATTTTCTTCGGGGAACATTTCCGTAAGCGCAAGCCCGCGCTGGAAAATTTCAAACGGCTCCTTGTCCATCGGAAGCTGCTTTTCATCCGCGCAGTAAACAAGATAGTCGTCGTATTTCATCGTCCGCTCCTGATACCACACCTTGTAAATCCAAGACTCGTCGCCGTCCTCGGCCGGGTTTGTGTCGGCAATCCAAAGATGCTCTTCAAACTTCAGATGCGGCATACGGAGACGCGGCAGGCAGACGGACAAAACTTTCCGGTCGTTGAACTTGTCCAACTCGGAAAAATAGATGCACGAAAACGACTGCTCCTTAATCAGTTTTTCGATGTCCTGAACGTAGTCGAGCGAGAACAGGTAGCATTCGGATTCGGTTCCATGCGCGTTCCTGACCTTTAGGAACGGAGTTCTGGTGATGCCGGAAACCTTCGGCCCCGGCGTTCCGGTATTGTCAACGGTCGTGTAGTTCATCCCAATGTCGGCCTTGATCCACTCCGGCAGGATGTATTCGTTGAACAGTGACCAAGCGCCGCCTTCCTTTGACGTTTTGATTGTGCGTGAGAAGAACGCCATCCGCGCGCGGTTTGTGTCCCAGAGATGCCGGGCAAGCTTGTGTCCGACGGCAAAGCTTTTACCGGAAAGCGACGGCCCGCTGGCGAGATGCGCGCGGGCCTTTGAGTTGAACAAGTCGAAGCCTTTTCCGAACAGATTCGGATACCAGACCCCATCAGGCGTGTGTGGCATATTTGCAAATTTAGCCTTGCTTTGAATAAATCCAAGAGTAAAGTCGAAATGCTATGCAAACTGATTCACCAGTCACGGTTACAATCCCGCCCACCAGCGAACTCGCCAAAAACATTGGCGTCGAAGCGAAGTCCCTCGCCGTTGGCGATGAGATTGAAATGACCGGCAAGGTTACTGCATCGGACGAAAGCGGCATCACCATCGAACTCGCCAGCGCCACCAAGCCGGCCGAAGGCGGAGCGCCGGAGAAGGAAAGCCCCAAAGAAGACGCGGCGGAAGGCGGGGAATCCGCCGAAGGCGACACCAGCAAGGCGACCGATTTCGTCAAGAAGCAGATGAGCATGGGCGCATGATAATCCGGCCGCGCGCCGGCTGTGATTATGATTGACCTGCAAATCTTGAGCCAAAGGGGCATCACCAGCGATGCCCTTAAAAAACTTTTCTCCGCAAATCCCGAAGACACGAAGGACTTGGACAAGGAGGCAGTCAAGCGCGTTGACGCCTTGAAGAACCGAATCCGCTCCCGCATCCAAGAGGGAATGACGCGCAACCTGAAGGACTGGCGCTGGCTCTACGCTTTGGATGTCGCTTGGGAGACTCCCTTCCGTCAAATCAACCCGACGCTGCTTCAGTCGTTGGTTGACAGTGGCCCGAATCCAAACAATGAAGACGTGATGAAGGTTGTCGCCGGGCTTGGACTTGAGCGATTTGTCACCGAGGAAAAAGACGCCGACGGAAAGGGGACTGGCAAAAAGATGCTGGATGTCCCGACGTTTTTCAACCTGCTCGTTCCGCTCGTAAAAGCCTACGTCACAATCCGCATGGCGAAGATTGTGAACGACCGGATTAACAACGGTTTTCTTGAAATCCAGCCGGCCCGCGCGAACACGATAAACAGGATGCGGACAGAGGCGCTTAACGCGCGCATCCGCATCATGGAGTCGCAGTTTTCCTACGTCGAAACCTTCCGCAAGCTTGTCCTTAATACGCTTCACTACGGCACCGCGATTCAGTTCATCATGGAGGAATGGTATTCTGAGACGCAGTTGAAGAAGGCGACCAAGGACGACGTTTTTCTTGGACTGAAGAAAAAAGACGCTGGCGGGGCCGAAGTGAACATAAAAGAAGACGACGAAATTACAGTCGTTTCCAAGGAGGGATTGCGCTACAAAATTCCGCATCCTTCCCGCCAGTTTCGCGATTTAGACCATCCGCTTCACACGTTGAATAGCGATTCTGGCTGCGCTTACGTCGGCTACTGGTCGGTTGTCCGCTACCGCGACATTCTCAACAAGGGCTTTTGGAATATCAGCGCCGTTCCGCTTGGCAATACCAACATCATTGGCGAAAACTCCGCGTTTTTTCAGACCGTCTATTCCGCCTGCAAGTTAAAGATTCCGCTCGCCGAAGGCGCGGCGGCGGCGGAAGGCGGCGTTGGCACTGGAAAAAACGACGCCGAGCGCCAGATGTCGAACCAGTTTTACGGGACAGACCAAGAAGACCAAGGCGTTTTGCTGACAAACTATTTCGAGAAGCTTGTGCCCTCGGAATGCGGGCTTGGCGACTACGCGCATCCAGTGTGGTTTCGCTTTGTGGTTGCGTCGGATTCAGCCACCGTGCTTTACGCCGCGCCGCTGCCTTCCTGCCCGGCGATTTACGCCGGCTACGACCCCGACGAGTCCAAGGACAAGAATATGTCCATGTCGCTCGAAGTGATTCCGTTTCAGGATCAGTTTGGAATGGTGCTGAGTCAGATTGTTTTGTCGGCCAAGCAAAATCTGGCGAACATGACGCTGATTAACTCCGACATCCTCGACGACGACCAAGTTGCCAAGGTGAGAAATCTTGGCGAGGGATTTTTCCGCAAGCTGAACATCTTCTCAACATCCTTCAAAAAGATGATGAAGATGAAGACCGACCCGGAGCAGGCGCTTGTTTCCCACACGCTGCCGAAGGCTAACGTGGCGGAACTCACGAACGTCCTGAAGACCATCTTGGATGTCTTGGAGCGTGTGTTGATGATGTCGAACGTGGAAATCGCGCAGCAGGCATCGCATGAGCAGCCGGCGGCGGAAATCACTCAGCTTGCGGCCTCGACGACGAGCCGCGTTGCCTACACCGCAATCTCAATTGACGGCGCGCTCGACGCGCAGAAGCGCCAGCTTTACGAATACACAATGGCGTATGGCGACGAGTATTTTTACGCGCACGTTCCGTCCGACCCGCCGCTGGACAAAACGCATCTTTCGCTGCTTGGATTCGACTACGCAAGCGGCGACATCCTTTTCTCCGGCGACAAATACCGGCGCGTGAAAGTGAACCTAAAGCGGCTTCTGATTCCGTTGCACGAATTTGCCAAGTGCAACTTCAACGAGCCGCAGCGCGTTGACGCCAAGACGGCGGCATCCATCGCGCAACTTCTGCAACCGCTGATGAGCAATCCCGCCATCATGCAGATTCTTGGCCCGCAGCAGATAATTGGCATCACAAACCAGATGGGCAAGCTCGTAGGCTGGGACGATGATTTCCGTCTGCGCGCGGCAAACAAGTCGCCGGAACAAATCCAGCAGGAAGCCCAGATGCAGTTGAAGAAGACCATCGCGGCGCTCATGCAGCAAGTGGATGCAAAGATTCTCGCCGACATAAAACCGCTCGCGGAAAAGGTTCAGGAAATTTCCAAAGCCGTCGGCGCAATCGAACACGCCGCCGGCCTCGCGGATCATTCCGCCTCGCCGGGCATGAGTCCGGCACCGCAGCCAATCCCTCAAAATGCTCAACCTCTCCCCGCAGCCGCCCAACAGTGAGGACGTAAAAAAACTTCGCGCGTGGTTAAACCAGCCGGAATTCAAATTGCTTGAGGCGTATCTTGTCGCCAAGGATGCCGAATTTACGGCCGAAGCCGGCAATAAGCTGATTGGATCTTCCAGCATTGACGGCATTGCCGGCGTGGAGGAAAACGTAAAGGATGCACAGGAATTTGCAGAAAAAGCGCGCACATACCGCGCCGTGATTGACGTTTTGCGCGATGTCAAAAATCCTAAAAAAAGCCTTGAAACTCAAAAAGTCGAGCCTACGATAGTCGTAAATACTTAATAATTTATGGCTAAAAACGAATTCAGCTTCACCAAAACCAAAAAGCCCGAAGTAAAGCCCGCGTCACCTGAGCCGAAGCCGGCTGAAAAGCCCCCGACGCCGGAAGAGATTGAGCAGTCCAAAGCCGAAATGCTGGACTCACTTGGATTTGGCGGTGGCGCTGAAAAAAAGAAGCCGGCCGCGCCGCCGGAAAAGAAGCCCGAAGGCGAGAAGCCGGCCGGTGAGGCGAAGCCCGAAGAAGCCAAGCCTGAAGCCGGCAAGCCAGCCGCGAAGACGCCGGACAAAATCGCTTCCACCGAAGACATCATTTCCAAGACCGCTGCGAAGACCGCCGCTGCCGTCGCTGAAAAACTTTCCCCGCCGAAGCCGGAGGCGGAAGAGGTCGAGGACGCCGGAATTGAGTTGAAGCCGGAAGACCAGAAGGAGTCCCGCATTCTGGCGAAGCTCGCCGAAATCAATCCGTCCAAATACGGCGATTCTGTCAAGCAGTTCGAGGACTGGTGTTCCAAGCTCTACAAATACGAGGAAAAGTGGCTGGCGGAAAACCCCGGCAAGAAGTTCAACATTGACGACGAGGAACACGCCGAATTCATCGAACAGAACCAGCCGGAGATTGACGAGGACGATTACGAGGAAGCCAAGATTCAACATCGCGTTGACGAGGCTTACGAGCGCCGCATTGCGCCGGAGCAGCGCATCAAGGAAACGCGGGAACGGATTCAAGCCGCGATGCCAACCATTGTCAGAAATGTCCACAAGGGAGCCTACAATCTGATTGAAAAAATCAACCCCGAACTCGCCGCGTTGCTGAAAAACGAGAAAGGCGAAATTGTCATGGAGGACGCGAACTTCAAGAAGATTGAAGCCGCCGATCCGATTGCCTACAAAGGCTTGATTCCGATTGTCACCAGCGCCGCTCAGGTTTTGACATCGCTGGAACAGATTTCAATTCCCGGCATTTCGCTGAAGCTCGACCCGGAAAATGTTCCGGCCCACGCCGAAATTCTCGCCCTTGCGAAAACTTACGAGGACACGCTGATGAAAGCGCCGGAAGACGTTCGCATTGTAAACGGCCGCGCATTCATTACCGCTGCGGATCGCGCTGCGCGCATTGACAAAATCAACGCCGCGAAAACGTCCAAGGCGACGAAGCAGAAGAAGATTTCGGAACTCAATGACTCGACGTGGACGGTCGGGCCGGAAGAGCTTTCGGAGATTCTGGTGGAGAAGCTTGCGGCGAAGGCGAAGGCTTCAATTTCCGAAAACGACGAGCTTGCAAGGAAAAAATATGGCGGCGAGAAAAAACCCGCGAGTCCGAATTATGCGCCGCCGATTGTCCGGCCGGAAGCCGGTGCCAGCCGCGAAAAACCACGCCCGCCGCAAGCAGGGGGCGGTGTTGAGCAAGTGACAGCATCTTCACCAACTGGCGACGGGGATAAAAAATTCTCTGAAACCGCTACCGAAGTAGCGTTTGCAGGCTAGGATATTTGTAATAGGTTTCGTGCTGGAATGAATCCGGCCGAAACCGAAAACAAATATGCCAGCCTCACCCTTCCAAAATACACCGTGCAAAGTTGTTGCAACGAACAACTTTGATACCGTCGGCACCATCACCCTCGCGTCTGTCAGTTGCCTGACGCCTGACCAACTCTCCCAGCTTTTCAAGCCGGGCGGCTTGTATGCCGACATGGACGCTTGGTTTCGCACCAGCTTTGAAATGCAGGCGTGCGGTATCAAGTCCAACGGCCTTTACGACTGGCTGATGTCCAGCCGCAAGGACGTGAAGAGTCTCGTTTCGGTTCAGAAGATGGATCGCGGCCCGTCGCTGCTTTTCCCGTTCGTTCTGGCGCGTCAGGATTCCTTTGTGAACCTCGACTTCTTCGCCATCACGAACGGTTGGCAGAACAACGCCTATACCGCTGGCGTCACCGGCCCGCTCACTTCCGGCGACCTCGCGCTTGGCGCGACGACCGACCGTGTTATCCGCGTCGTGTCCCGCTACGGCGTTGACCTCGACAGCAAGTGGTTCCTGAGCCGCGACCGCGTTTACATCTCTAACTTGGCTTCCGGCCAGCGCACCGACGGCCAGTGGAAGGTTCTCGCGTCCGAAGTCTCCGCCGACAACAGCTATGTTGACGTTCTGGTGGCTTCCGAAAACGCCGGCTCCACCGCCGTTTACGATGCGGCCCCGACGGCCGGCGTCCTCGTTCGCGGCGGCAACAACGTGAACGACTTCGAGAGCTACTGCGGCAATCGCCCGACGATTGACACCCGCCATCGCGTTCCGTTCTGGTATCAGACCATGCGGCGCGGCCGGCAGGTGGACAGCGAATACAAGAAGGTTTTCGCGCGGCTCATGGAGTCCAACGAATACTACGCCGAATTCGGCGACCTTCCGTTGGCGGAGCGCAACCGTCAGGATGAAGCGAACTACCAGAAACAGTGGCTTAACAGCTTCTTCTGGGGCAAGCCGATTTCCGCCAACCAGACCCTCGCCGGCTGGCAGTCGCTCGAACAGATTACGTCCGTGACCGGCGCGCACGTTGATCCCGGCTTGGGCGGCAAGCTCGTCGCCTACCGCGCCAACATGATTGGCGTCGTCGAGCAGTTGCGCCGCTGTGGCCGCGTCTGGGACTTGCAGAACACGTCATTGAATTTCTACGACTTCCTGCAATCCATCTACGAAATCGTCCGCGCCCGCAAGTCGCAGGGCAAGGCGGCGGATTCGATTGACGTGTTCACGGATTCCGTGACTGCCGCCAACATGGAGTCGGCGTTTATCGCCTACTACAAGAAGGAATACGGCGACATCATCCGCATCAACATCGAAACCGGCGGCAACGAATGGGGCTTCCAGTGGCGCTCCTTTACCGTGAAGTTCCCGGCCGGCGTGAAAATCAACCTGATTTCCCACGATTATTTCGATGACCTCTACAACGCGCACGTCACCGAAAACTCGGCTGCTGCCGGCCGGTTCCTGATGATTCTGGAAATGGGCAAGCCCGGCCCGCGCGGCGGCACCATCTATCCCGGCACCATCGCCAGCAACCGCAAGGTTCGCACGCTGGGCGACTTGGAGAAGCTGGCGGCGCTCGACCCGACGTTCGCCTGTGTCATGGAGCATCCGACCGACGAAATCACGCTCGTCTCGGAAACCGTCACGGCCATTGTGGAATGCCCGCTGAACAACCTCGTCATCCAGTCCATCGGCTCTGGCGTGCCGGACACTTCGACCGGCTACAACGGCCCGTCGTCTGGCCCGTATCAGCCGCTTTATTAAGCACGCTTCGGATTCAAAAACCCCCGGCTTCGGCTGGGGGTTTTTTATTGTTGACAGCTACGCGACTTGCGTATAATCTTTTCGCGCATGAGCCGCCAGACATATTTCATCGTTGGATTCATGGCCGGCGCGGTGACGGCCGGAGCGATTATCGGCACCGTCCTTTTTATTTACCGCCCTTGATTTATGACAAAGCCGACAAGCAAGAAACGGAACTTCCCGAAGGCGCTGAAAGAGTGGCGCAAGGGACGCGGATTTACGCAGCAGCAGGCGGCGAAGGTAATCGGCGTCAAGCTTGCCACCTACCGGAATTGGGAGCAGGGCAGAAACCGGCCGATTGAGGCGCTGGTTAATTTTCTTTTTCACAAATAATTTTATGGCAAAAGTTCCACCAATGCCGAGGCGGCTTTTCGGAAACCGCGTTATTATCGCCGTCAAACCTTCGGTTGGCGGATTCATTGTGAAGGATGGCGTTCTTGTTCCGAACCGCGAGGGCGAGTTTGGAAACCCGAACTTCCGCGAAGCAGTCATTGTGATGACCGGCGAAGGCATCACCGAAGACCTGAAGCCCGGCGACAAGGTTTGCTGGAACAGTCGTGGCGGAGTTCCGTATCACGGACTGCTTGTGGTGAGCGTGCTGGACATTGAGTTTGTGATTCCGCCTAACGACAAGCTGAGCGACAGCCGATAAAACCACATGAACTTTACAGACTTCAAAAAGCCATACGAGGCAACAAAAGCGTGGCTGCCGCAAGCCAAGGCTGTTCGCTCCGGCGATTTGTTAGATGTCCGTCGTATGGCTCAAACATCCATGCTAGATGGCAGGCTAATCGTGTGGTTTTCAATGGGTGCGGCGTCTGCCTGTATGCTCAAACTTTTGGCGCATCTAAAACCGATGGCTGTCTATTGCAACACGTCAAAAGACGAGCATCCCGACAACCTGCGCTTCCGTGGCGAAATCGAACACTGGACAGGAATCAAAGTGACTGTCATCGGCTCGGACAAATACCAAACAACCGATGAAGTCTTTGAGGACACGCAATACATGAGCGGTATCGGCGGCGCACGCTGCACAACTGAACTCAAAAAAATTCCGCGTCTGCGCTTCGCGTATGCCGAGGACATCCACTGCTTCGGAATGACGGTGGACGAACAAAAACGCATCAAACAATTCGAGGCAAACAATCACGACATGAATCTAGCGTGGCCGCTAGTGACGGCAGGCATGACCAAACACGACTGCCTGAAAGAACTAATGATGAATGGCATCGAACTGCCCGCCATGTATCAACTCGGCTTTGAAAACAATAACTGCATCGGATGCGTGAAGGCTCAAAGCCCCGACTACTGGAACAGAACGCGCAAACACTTTCCAGAACGCTTCCGCCAGCGGGCGGAACAAAGCCGACGACTCGGAGTGAAGCTAGTAAAGCTCCACGGCGAACGAATCTTTCTCGATGAACTGCCCGAAAACGAAACTGAAAAACTGTCCGAGGACTTGTCATGCGGCCCGCAATGCGCTGACGCGAGGACATCTAACGAATAGCTATGCAGCCACCGACCGACCAACTAACGAGCGCAATGGACGTTACCGATTCACGGGGCGCGTCCGCCGGTGGTCTGCATCAGCGTCTTGTTCCCCAGCCCTTTTACGAGGACTCACATATAACGCTCTACAACGCTGACTGCCGCCAAGTGCTGCCCCACCTGAAAGTCGCCAACGCCTTTTGCTTCACTGACCCGCCCTACAATGTCGGCAAAGACTACGGCGTGTGGAATGACGAAATGCCAACGGCTGACTATCTGCAATTCTGCGCCGAATGGATCGCGGAAGTGAAACGGCTCTGCCCCGAAGTCTGCATCTACCCGCCGACAAAATACCTGCTCGAATACTGGCAAATGCTTGGACGCGACTACAAGCAAATCGCGCTCACATGGAGTCCCGAAGGTGCAATCCGTGGCGGCTGGGTGAATCAATTCGTGACGCTGCTGACCAACGCGAAACCGAAACAGCGCACGAAAGACTGGTGGCATAACTGCCAGATGCAAGGACTCGGCTACTTCTTCCGTGAAGAATCCTACGGGCATCCAGGCTACACCAGTGAGGATGTGACAAACCGCGTGCTGGCGGCCGTGTGTCCGACGGATGCAACTGTAATCGAACCTTTCGCCGGCACGGGGACAACTCTGTGGTGCGCGAAACTCCGTGGCATGAAAGCCATCGGATGCGAGATAAACCCGAAATACTGCGAACTCATAGCCTCACGATGCGCCCAAAGCGTGCTGGGGCTGGGGAACGGCGGAGCTATGCCACGCCAGTAGTAAAGGAAAACATGACAACTCAAAAAAACAAGAAACGGCCAACGCCAAAGGCGTTGGCATCAGCGACTGGTTCGGCATGGGTGCGCGTAAAAGACAAACTCCCAATGGAATCGGAACGGGTCATCGCCATCTATCGCGGCGTGTATCACCACCGCATCGTGACATTCTGGCGTGACGCCGGAGGAACGCCGCACTTCGGACATCCGAGCGAACCGGATGGCAAAGGAAGCCAACCCGCAACCCACTGGCATCCGCTGCCGGAAATGCCGAACAGTTAATTGAACAACTCCAACTTTGTTTATTTATGACTGCCATTGAAATGTTGAAAGCTGCCATTGTAGAACAGGCTTGCGATGATGATACGTTTCAGCAATACGCATTTTGGGTTCGGAAGATTTATCATCATTTGAAAATTCCAGCCTCACAATGGACAACGGTGGACATGAACAAGGGCTTGATGTGGTTGCGGTCGGAAAATTATGCGGATCAGTCCCAGCGGTGCGCCTTGTGTTCGGTGGTTTTCTTTTTCCGGTATGTTTTGAAGCGCGAACTTGGTCGGCTGGATTTGCCAGCCATGCCCAAGCAGCGCAAGCAACTCAAGGAAGTCCCGACGCGGGAGGAAGTCGCCAAACTTATCATGCTGTTGCGCGATGAGTTTCGGCTGATGGGCGGTTTGATGTATGGCGGCGGCACTCGCGTAAAAGAAACCTGCAAGCTGCGCGTGAAGGATTTTGATTTCGACAACTGCGAAATCCGCATCCACAACGACACCGCCAAGGGTAAAAAATCCCGCTTGCCGCCTTTGCCACAAGCGATGATTCCAGCGTTAAAGGATTACTTTGACAACAAACGCCGCGAACTCTACGAGCGCGATCTGGCGCAAGGCTGGGGCTTTGTGGAATTACCCGGAAGACTGGCGAACAAATACAAGTCGGCCAATCGTGAATATGGCTGGCAGTTTGCTTTTCCTTCACGCGCCGTTTCTCCAACTGGATACCGATGGCACATCACGCCGGAAGCGTTTCAGAACGAACTCCGCAAGGCTCGGCAGATTGCCGGCATCATCAAGCCGGTGACACCCCACACGCTGCGTCATGCCTTCTGCACCCATGCGCTAGAGAACGGAACCGAGTTTGAAACCGTCCGCAAATGGATGGGGCATGAGGACGCCAATACCACTTTGATTTACGCGCATACCACCAAGCGCGGCGAGTCGCCGATGGATTTTGGCCGTAACCTACGCCGATTCCAGATGCCGCCGCAAATCACTTTCGACGCCAAAAACTAAATGAAAACATCCATCCTGATAGTCACCTTTCGCAGAGACATTGAGTTCTGCACGTTCGCCCTGAAATCCATCGCCAAGTTTGCGGCCGGATTTTTGGAGACGGTCGTTGTTGTTCCTGAAAGCGACAAGGAGTTGTTTGGCGCGCTCCACGCGACATATAATTTCAAGCTGCGGCCGGTTCCAGAGCCGGCTGGAAAAGGGATGCTGAACCAAATGCTGGTGAAAAGCACGGCGGATAGTTTCTGCCCGCAAGCGGATTTCATTTTGCATTTCGACAGCGACTACATTTTCACCGCGCCAGTTACGCCGGAAACTTATTTTCGGGACGGCAAGCCGGTTCTGGTTTGCAACCCGTATGAAAACGTGACCGAGGCCGGACACCGGCAATGGCAGCGGGTGGCTCAAAACGCCGTCGGGTTTGCGGTTCCGTTCGATACCATGTGCCGCCTGCCGATTATCCACTTGGCGGAGGTTTACCCGAAGCTGCGGGCGCACGTCGAGAATCACACCGGGCTTCCGCTTGAGGAATTCATCATGGGCGGGCGTGCCGAGTATCCGCAATCATATGCGGAATTTCCGACCATTGGCGCGATTGCGCTTCATTTCTTCCGCGACGAATACACAGTCGTTGACCTGTCCAAAGAGCCGGAGCCGAAAAATCCAATCATGCGCGGATGGAGTCACGGCGGCATGGATCACGAAATGCTTTTTCAGGACGGTGAAACGACGACTGCGCGGAAGAAGTGGGCGCAGTATCTTTGACTTTTTAAGCCCGACGTTTACAGGGCAATAAAAATGGCCGGCGGCTGACCGCGACATGGAGTGATGCGCCGTTACAGCCGCCGGCCCTAGATTTACGGTGCGACTACACCTTGCAGGATAGCCGGAAATCCTGTTGAAATATGGATTCCCGCGATGAGTCGCCACGGAAGGGTATGGCTTCCGCTTCATACCGTGGATGGGAATGCTGTTTTTCTAATGGCAGCACGCAATGCGTCCTCCGGCCAATTTCGTTAAAAAACGCTTTTCAAACCGGAAAGCGGTGATAAAGTCGAATTGTTATGGCAATCAAGTTTTACAAAAAGACATCCCCCCGCACGACCGTCAAATTTGGAAACTTCGCCCTGACCTTCCCGACGTTCGACAACATTGTTGGCTATTATTCCACCGACAACGCTGCGGTTCAGGCCGCGCTGGCCGACTACATCGCCAACCAGCAATACGGCCTCACGGAGATTTCGCAGGAGGAATACAACGCCGACTACCTCGAAAAAAAAAACAATGGGGCGACATTGCCGCCGCGACAATATCGGGAGGAAATAACCAGCAGAGGATTTTCGTCCGGCCAGCACCAAGGGGCTTATTCGGGGGACACAAGAGTTGCTGCGGTGGTTAGAACCGGCAACGGATCAATTGCCCCGAAATCCGAAACCCAAATGACCATCGCCGAAAGCTCCGAAGCCGATTCTATTGCACAGCCGAAGCCGGCGGTTTCGCCGACGGCGCAACCTCTTCCCGCCGGCCAGTTCCAACCATCCACCGGAAAGCGCAAGTAAATGGCAAAGCAGCCTTACAAGACGTTTGCCGGACTGAAGACGGAAATCCGTCAAGAAGTCTGGCCGGGCGCGTCGGCGGGGACTTCCAATGAAGCGGAGAATCTTATTCAGGCGCATGACGCGCATTTCATTGAAGGCATCGCCGAAATCCAGCGGGAGTGTCCCGGCTTGCGCCATTTCCAAACGAACGTCGTTTCATTCGAGAAGACATTTTTCAAGGGCGCGATGACTTGCATTGCGGCTCCGAACGGAGTCGTCACCAGAATTTACACAGTTGACCGCAACTGGTTTCAGCCGATTTATTACGTCCAGCAGCGTTGGCCGGAGCCGGAAATGTGGGGGCTTGCGAACCGCAAGTCTCTGGCGGCTGCGCTGAACACACAGAAGCCGCTTCCGCTTGGATTCATGCACGCGAGCGCGGAACACGACCGGAAAACCGGCCGGGCGCGCGGAGGTATTTGGGCGATTGATCCGCAAACGCGGAACATCTGCATTGCGCCTTGGATTCATTCCGAGGAAACGCTGGTTATAGAGTGGAGCGGTGTAAAAAATGCGTCCGAGTGGTCAGACCAAGACCCTGTTCCCGACTGGCCCGACTTTAAGCGCGTGCTGAAGCTTTACATCCAGTGGGCGCATGAGCGCGACTTTGGCTCGACGGTTCAGGCGCGGACTCTGCACAACGACGAATACACCGGCACCTACGACATGGCGCTGGCCGATTTGATTCTTTGGGACAGGGAAATCAACCGCGTCCACAGCGAGCAAGGCGAGGCAATCAACCGCCAGCATCGCCATCATTTCATGCAGGGCTTTGGAAACTTTCCGCAGGACATCACGGATGATTGGCCGGCGAAATGCCAGCCGCCGGCATTGATACGCGCGCCGGGCGCTCCGCCGCAACCGGGCGACTCTGATTCGGACTAGCCATGAAATTGCACCGCACAATTCCAACACAGGTTTTTGCCCATGTCGGCAACATTGGGAACACCAGTTCCGACGCGCACGCAATCGCCGGCATAATTTCCGGCTGGCGGGATGAAATCTTGGAGGATGCGAATGAGGATGCGCGGCAGCGCGGCAGCAAGATTTTTCAGTCCGTGGTTTCGTGCGGCGGCAATACGATTGCAAACGGCGGCGGATACCTCGACTACGACATTTCGATTGGTGCGAACTTTTTCCAGTTCATCCAGCCGTATTTCGGAACGCAGGGGAACGCCGCGAGCGAGACGCAGAATTCATTTCTGCCGGCACCGGACGACACGGACTGGCTGAACAATGGTGGCTGGAATTTCGATCAGTTCTTCCTGCTTGGCGACACGCGGAACGACTACTACGAAGTCATCTACAACAACGTCCATTTCTTTGTCCTCGACTCGTCCCAATACGAGCCGGATGGAAAAACGATTGACTCGAAGCAGGCGCAATGGCTGAAGCTCCGGCTTTTGCTTTCAACGGCGACTTGGAAAATCGTCGTGCTTGCCAAGCCGGTTTATTCTTCCGCGACTTCGGTTGACACCGACGTTCAATGGAATTTCGCTCAATGGGGAGCCGACTTGGTTCTTTCCGGCGGGCCGCAATGCTACGAGCGCGTCACCGCCAACGGAACTGTTTTTATCCAGAATGGGCTTGGCGGCACTGGAACATCCGGCGCGATTGTGAGCCTGCTTCCGACATCGAACTTTTTCTACAACACAACTTCCGCCGTCGGCAGAATCACGACTTGCGAAACGAGCCTGCTTTATGAGTTGCTGGATTTGAGCGGCAATGTGGTTGACTCCGTGACGCTGCTTGCGGAGGACAAAGTTTCGCTTGTTCCGCAGCCGCCGTCCGCAACCGTCATTCAGGGTGTTCAATGTTTTTCCGGCGCGGTGAACGTGACAACCCAGACGCCTTATCTTGGCGCTGGAATCTATTACAACTACGCGACCAAAGAAGCCGTCGCGTGGCACGGCTTTTTGAATTGCTGGGCGGGGTTTCAGGGAACCGGAGGCGGAGCGATTCAACTTTCCGGCGGCGTGCAGGCGTTCGCCGGAAGCGGATCTCCGGCAACAAAAAACCCAATCCCGAAGCCAGCCAACAGCGCAGGGACGTATTACGACTACACCAACAAGGTGAATTATTTTTGGAATCCGACCATGAATTCCGGCTCCGGCGGCTGGGAAGGGACGGCATCCGGCGGGACATTCGCCGCAATCAACACGGCAACCGGCCAGCAGTTTTTTTGCGGCTACGGCGCTCCGTCGGCGCTGATTGTTCCGGCAAACGCGGCCGGAATCTATTACGATTTTCAGGGCAATCAATTGTTGAACTGGAATCCGACAACCAATAAATTCGAGTAAAATTATGAAAACCATCCAATCATTGTTTTTATCACTGGCCGTTATTTGCCTCGCCATCGGCCCCGCCAGCGCCGGAATTTTCCAGAACTCCGTCACGACGACGAACGATGCCGGCGTTCAAGCGTTCATCGCAACGCACCTCCCAACGTCGCCCGACATCGCGTCCACGTTCTATTGCACCAACTACGGACAGATTTTCGGAATCCAGCCGGACGGAACCGTTTTGACGACGAACATCTACAACCATTCGTGGTCGTTGACCGATACGAACGGGCAGGTTGCCTACCACACTTGGAACAACGGCACGCTTTTGTTTGCCACCAATGCCTTTGTCGTGCAGTTCACGAACGCGCCAACGTATTCGCCTACCAACATTAACGGCATCACTTACTGGATTTCAAACTATACCGGCTCCGCAATGATTTTCAGCAACGGGCAAGTGTCGGTGGGCGGCTCCGTGATTGATATGTCCGTCTTGGGGCCGGTTCTCGCCCAAGTGACGAACGTATTTACAGCGTTAAACTCTTTTTCAAACCAGATTGTAAACGTGGTGTCCAACGGGTTTGCCACGAACAAGCTGTTTGCGGCACCGCTGTCTTACATTTCAAATCCAATTACCATCAATGCGCTTTTCACGAACTCCTACGGCGTCAGAATCACAGGCGGAATTGATTACTTGCTGGACACGACTACTGGCGGCGGCTCCCACGGCTCGTTTGTTTACACAAACCTGAGCAACGGAGCGAGCAGCTTGGTTGACCTTTACTCTGCAACATCCGTATCCGGCGGGCGGGTTACGCTTGCCAACAGATTCAACTTCGACATGGGGCCGAACGAAGTCATCAAGTTTTACAACACGACGAACTTTACGCTCATATCCAGTTTCATTCTCAAATGAACTTAAACTTTCCAGAAATCAAAACCGACTCTGCCGTTGTTCCAGAGATGGAGCCGGAGTTGATTGTGAAGCCGGGCCGGCTGGTGATGGAGGTTGGGCAGGTTGTGAACCTTCAGGCATACACCAGAAATTCAATCGGCGAGACGGCGGTTTTGGCTGGCGTCAGGTTTTCCAGCGACAACCCGCTGGTTGTGTCGGTTAATTCAGACGACGGCAGTATCCGGCTTTTGTCGGCCGGCGCTGCGACCATTCGCGCGCAATGGAAAGACCTTCAGGCGAGTGTGATGGTGACGGTGGTTCAGAGCATGGCCCAGACCCCGTTGAGCTACGCAATCGCCGTGGACAATTCGCAGTCAATGTCCGGCCGGCTTCCGCTGGCAAAGTTTCTGGCGCAAAGTTTTTACGACAGCATCAATGTCGCCAAGGATTCGGTTTCGCTTTTGACGTTCACCACGGACAGTCAGGAAATCAAGCCGCTGGCCGAGGACTTGACGCTTTCGGCTCCCGACTTTCAAAACATCCAGCCGTCGGAAGGCAAGACAAGCATCGCAACCGCGATTGAAGGATGCCTGTCTGAATTTGCCGGTGTGCCGGCCGCGCAAAGAATCATCCTCATCATTTCTGACGGCGGCGATTATCTGCTTGAGGACAAGGATGCGATGGACGAAACAATTTCAATCGCCAAAGCGTTCAAGGACTCCGGCGGCATCATCTGTGTGGCCGGCATCTCCGCGTTCGCCGCCGGATACGACTTGCTGCAAAGAATCGCAACCGAGGGGTTTTTCCTTAACATCAATGCGTCCGGCGATTATTCGACGCAGTATGCCGACAGCGGAATCGTTTCCGGCTGGATTGGTTTTTTCTGCGGAGCGCAACCGACGCTCGCCTACTCGCCGAAGGCGCAAAAACAATTTGAGCTTCCTTGGGCAGACCCGGAGGACGGAGGCGCGCAGCCGAAATACGAGGCGGTTTCGACGCGGCGAATTGACGTTGCCGGCGGCTATCAAAACATCAAGGCATTGATCGGCCCGAAGTCGTTGGCGAGCGGAACGGCAACCGCGTCGTCCGAGTCTCCGGCTGCGCGGGCATTTGCGGCATTCGAGTCTATTGGCAATGGATGGAGTTCTGCGATTGGAAACAAGGCGGCGTGGCTTCAGTTTCAGTTTCTTGTTCCTCGCCGCGTGCTGGCGTATGAAATCACCTTCCCGTCCAATCCGGCAAGTCTTCCCGCAAGTTGGGTGTTTCAGGGGAGCCCGGACGGAATCAACTGGTATGCTCTCGACGTGCAGACCGGATTTGTCGCCTTTGCCGGCCAGAAGGTGCGGTTTGAAATCGCAAACCCGAACGTCACCGTCCAATACTATCAAATCAGCTTCAGTGCGGCGGCAGCGGGCGCGACGGCAGTTGGCGTTGGACGGCTTCAGCTTTACGGCATCGGCGACCCCGAAGTTGGCTTCGCACGCTGCTGGTCGTGTCTTAACTTGCAGGACGCGCAAGACAAGGCGTTTGCGCTGGCAGGAATTATCGCGGCGTCAAAGATGAATCTGAAGCGCCAAAGAATTCCGGGCGTTATTGTCACGCCAAACAGCGGTGCGATTATCAATGGAATCTCCTTGGGGTTTTCAGTCGCCGGCTACCCGACCGCGCGAGTGCGTTACACCATCGGCGTTAATGCCCACCCGCAAATCCCGTCGTTTGACGAAGTGGCGTCACAGGCGAATGGAATCGAATGGGATGGAAACCCTGTTGTGCTTTCCGTGCCGGCCGGATTCACCGACAAGGTTTACGTTCGCGCCGTTGCGCGCTATCAGGATTATCAGGACAGCATTTACACCGAAGCCGTGTTTACCCGGCAATAAAGAGAAAGTAAAAATATGCAATGGCCCTATACGTTCACCAACACGCGCAAGGATTTCTTTGCGAACATTCCGACGGCCGGATCGTCCTCATGCTCGGCCTTCGCGAAGGCGCTTATCACGCTTCCGTATATGCTTTTCCAACTTGTCCGCACGATGATTGACGAGGGCGGGAACATGACGGCGACATATCTCTCCATGATTTACTCGCCCGGCGACATCAAGCTTTCCGCCGCAAATCTGGCCGGCGGTGTCCAGAAGGGTTCATGGCTGGCCTGCGATGGCGGCGTTTACTTAAAGACTGCGTATCCCGACTTATACGCAGCCATTGGCGATATTTACGCCACCCAGACAAACCCAAACATTCTTGACGCGAACGGAAACATTGTCCCCGTTCAACCACTTCAGGCCGGATACTTTCGTGTCCCTGACATGAGGGGGCTTGCGCCGGTTGGAGTCGGATCGCTTGCGGTTGGAGGCTCCGTTGTCTTGGGAAATTCCGGCGGCGAGTCCGCGCACAGGCTTGTTGTGAGCGAGTTGGCACCCCACGAACACGACTTGTTTCTGACGCACGGACTGACGAACACCAGCACCGTGACGGCGTATGCGCCGATTGGAAACGGGGCGTCGGTTGGAACCATCGGGCTTACGCAGTTTCAGTATCCGCAGGACATTCAATCCTACTCTCCGACCTACAAGCCGGCCCAGCCTGACGGCGTGCAGAAGGCCGGCGGCATTCAGGTTGCACAGACTGAATCCGACGCGCAGCAATTCGGAACCGACCAGAATTATTATGCGGCGAAAAAGCACAACAATATGCAGCCGTATATCGGGGTGAATTTTTACATTTTTGCCGGCGTGCCGGTTACAGTGAACACGCCTTCGCCCGACCAAACGCTTACGCCAATCTGAGCAATGCCAAACGCATCCAAGCCAGACAAGATTGCGCCGCTTACCGGAATTCTTGACACGCGCTCGCAGCCTGACGAGATGCCGCCGGGAAGCCTGCGCTGGCGGCAGAACATTCAGGCGGTAAACGAGCGGACGAGCCGCCGTGGATGCGGGTGGTCAAAGCTGCTTTCCGCGTCGAACTATAACAACGCCGACTTCCACGACCAGCTTCTTGCGATTGCTGGAACGCAGCGTGAGCCGATTACGTTTCAGGCGGAACTGGAACCGTCCGACGGAGCGCGGTATCTTTTCATTGGAACGCAGTCGCGCATTTTCCAGTTGAACCCATACAGCGGAAATTATTCGCTGATTGCGAGCGGCATGGGTGGCGGGCCGGGTATTGACTGCGCCGGCCCAAGGTTTCAGGTTTCACCGATTGGCGACTACGCGATTTTCACCAACGGATACGACGCGCCGTTTTATCATATCATTGACCAGCCGCAGAATCCGTCTGGCTCTTCGGTGAATCAAATAACCGACCTCGCGCTAATCGGCCTTCAGTCTGCAAAAAAGACTTGGGTTTGGCGTGACTGCGTTTTTCTCGCCAATGTGCAAATGGGCGGGGTGAGCGCGCCATACCGGATGGTTTGGAGCGACTACCAAAATCCGACATCTTTCGACCCGTCCGTTGCCGGCTCAATTGCCGGATACCTCGACCTTCCTTTCGGGGAAGAGATTCTTGCTGGCATGGCGTTTGCAAACTCGTTCCTGATTTACACCACGAAATCAATATGGGAATTGTATGTCAACGCGACCGGAACATTTCAGGTGAAGCAGATGTCTGGAATCAGCGAGCAGAACTGCCTTCGGTTTGAAAACACGCTCGTTAATGTCGGCGACGGGCATCTCTACATGGGAAGGGACAGGATTTATTTTTTCAACCAGTTCATGTCGGAGCCGGATCAAATTGAGTGGCTGCATCTCGCCGACAATCCGCTGTATGCAAACCTTGATGCCGATGCCTGCCGCGCCAACGTGGCGGCGTATGTAAACAACGAGGTTCTTATTTCGGTTCTGACGAACGACTCGAAAAACAACTGCCCAGACATCACGATTCGGATTAACCGGCAGTATCGCCATGCGGACATTATTGACCACGGATTCACGTCCCTTGTTTCATTCCGGCCGCAGCTTGTTCCTTCGTTCAGGGACTTTTTGGTTGACCAAGGAATCTGCACGCTTCAAGGAATGGCCGACAACGGAATTGGTTTTGCGAACGAGGGCTTGCCGCGCGCAGTCAAGCCGTCCGCGCCGTTTTCGCCGACGTGCGTTTACACCCACGCCGTCAAACAGTATCCGGGCATAGGACTCGAAGACCTAAGCCAGCCGACGCCGGCAGCGGACTCGCTTTGCGCGTTGCTGAATCAGGACGGATACGCCGGGCTTTCGGACTTCAAGCCGGCCTGCAACCCGGAGGCGATACTGGTTGGCGTTTCATCCGAAGACTGGTGCCTGAAGCAAATCGGCGGCGTCTTCTATCGCGAGCGTTGTGCTAATCCAACGGCCGTCGGCTCGACCGGAACGCTTGGATACTCCGCGTCCGTCGGAGCTTACATTCTGGATGGCTATGATTCGATTTTTGTCTTCCCGCCAATGTGGGTGCTGGACTCCGTTGTGACGATTTCCAAGGTGAGGTTTAATTACATCGCCGCCCAGCAGGCCGCGCCTTCAAAAGTCGCTCTTCAGATTGGAATTTCCGGTCAGGTTGCCGACGCCAACTCCGGCAGTTGCGGAATTAAATGGCAGTCCATGTCGAACAAGCCAATGGTTTGCATGACAAAGGAAATTAGCGACAAAACATCACCGTCGGCAGACCTGCAATGGAACTTCCTTTTCACTGGAAAATTTTTGCATTTGAGGCTTCAAATAAACGGAACTGGCGGTGACTGTCTGTTGAGCGGAATTCAGGCGGATGTCAGCGGCGGTGTCGTCAGAAACTACTGAATTTTATGGCTACAAAACCATCGCCGCTTACAAGCTTCTCACCCGGAAGCGCGTCCAACAAATTCCAGCTAGACCAGCTTCCAAGTCTTCACGAACACGTCTCGTCGAGCGGGTTAATGGACGGATTGAAGTCGTTTGACGCGGCGATGCGCGACTGGAAGCAGAATGCCGAAATGAACATCAGCGAGGCGCTTAACGGGAAGCAGGGTTAAAAATCGCGGAAATTCAATTGTCGAGCCTCGGTTTGCGTGGTAAAAGAGCATTGTTGAATGCCAACGTCCAACCTTCATCCGCTGCCGGCCAAGACGCAAAATTGGTTGAAATAGATGCTCTGGTTGACGGCATCGTGGCGCACGGCCAGCGGCTTCAGAAAATCCAGAATCCGTTTGATGGAATCACCGACGAGCAGCTTGACCGGCTTGAAGCAAGGATGCTTCAGCTTCCGCAAATCGAAGCTGGAATAAGCCACACGTTCACGCCGAAGACGTATGTGCGCGAAGGAACAATGCGGGCCGGCGGAATTTACCTTGGTCATTACCACAAGGAGCGCCATGTTTGCGTTGTGCTTACCGGCCGGATGCTGCTTTTGAACCGCGACCGGACGACGACGGAGATTATCGCGCCGTGTGTTTTTATGGGCGAGCCGGGGCGCAAATTGGTTTACATCCAAGAGGATGTTTTGATGCAGAACATCCACGAAACCGAAAAGTGGCCGAAGGAGCTTTTCGAGGATGTCGCCAAAATGGAGGAACATCTTTACGCAAAGACCGATGCGTGGCGCGCGGCAAACGCGCTGAAATCGGATTCAAAAAAGGAAATCGCATGAATCAGAATTTTTATTTTCAGCCGCGCAACTTCCGGCACGAATTGGCGGAAAAAGAAGGCTGCGCGCCGCGACAATCATGCAAGCCGAATTTGAGTTGCGGGATTGGTGTCGCAACCGGCATTGGGCTTACCGCCGGACTCGGAATCGTCGGCGGAGTCGCTGGGATTGGTGGAAGTCTTGCGAGCGGGCTTGGCGCTGGAAGCGGAACAACCAGCGGAACAGACATCGTAAAAAGCCCGATGATTCAGGCCGACATCTCCGGCATGAATAGCCAATTCAATCGGGACAACAAGCTGAACCGAGTTGACCTGAACCAATACATCAAGGAGATGATGGCGAACACTCCTGAAGTCGGAAAATGGACGGATCAGGAAATCGCGGCGATTGACCCCTATTTCAACGGCAACATGGAGGCGCAGCTTGCGGCGCTTCGCGCGGATTCAACGGTTGCGAGCCGCGAGGCGGTTGCCCGCGCGCTGGCGGATTATCGCGGGAATCAAAACCGGAGTCTGATGGCGACCGGCGCTCCCGGCGCGAGCGAATACACCGGCCGGCAGGCAATCACGGCAGAAACGAACGCCGACCTTGCAAGCCGGTTGCAAGACATCGCGCAAGCACGAAACGACCTCGGATACTTGAGCGGTCAAAAAATCGCTTTGGCTGGACGGCGCTCACAGCTTGCGGACGCTCTGGCCGGACGCGCTATGGTTGGCGTCAATGCCCGCCAGCAACTCGACCAGACGCAGGCGGGGCTAATTAGCGCACTGACCAACATGGATCAGCAAAACAACATTTACGGGACAAAATACACACCATCCACACTCGAAAAAGTTGGCAGCGCATTAAGTTCCGTCGGCAGCGGGCTTGGCGGCGTGGGAAGCCTGCTTGGCGACATGGGTGGCGGCTCTCCGGGTCAGGGTGGCATGGTTGCGTCCGAAATGTCCGGTGGCGCGTCTCCGTATAACTCCGCTTCGATTGCGTCCTACAAAAACGGCAGCTTCAACCAAAGCGGAATTCCGGCGCTCAATTATCCCAGCCAAGGTGGCGGCGGGTTGAACGACATCATCCAAGGAACCGCATTCGCATTCTAACTTTATGCCATTCTACGGAAACACCCCCGCCGAAGCGCAGCAGGCATACTTCGCGCAAGATGCCGCGCGCCGAGCCGAGCTTGCTCAGGCGATTCAAACCATCGTCAACAATCGTCGCCAGCAGCAGGCGATTAACTACCAGCAACAGCAGGACGCGCTTAACCGACAACTTTCACAGGAGCAGCTTCGCCGCGAGGCTTTGCGTGACGCCATGACGGCTCAGTGGCACCAAGACGAGGTTGCCCGCCAAAACGCCGCGCTGGCCGAACAGAAGCGGCAATTCGACATTGCTGAAGCGGACAGCAAGGCGAATCCTCCGGGCAAGGCAAAGGCTGACGCTGACAAGGTGAAGACCGAAAACGAGCGCGCGGCCGGCGATGCCCAAAACGGCCAGCTTGGCGATCCTGAAGATTACGAAATCCCGCCAGAGCATTACGCCCTTCACCAGCAAACACAGAATCAATACGAGCAAATTTTCGGCAAGGCGGCGGATGCGGCAGACGCCGGAAACCGGCTGGCGAAAATCAAGGACGACGCAGCCGCCGTTAAGCCGGTGGCTAACCAGCATTGGTATAATTTTCTCTGGAATGGAGTTCCGGCCGCAAGCGTGATGCAACCGACCGACGCAGCCATCTCGAAGCGCGCCGTTTTGGCGAACGTCATTGCCGCAGCCCAGAAGGGCGGGGCAATCGTCCAAGACCCGCGCACCGGCCAATACGTTCCGGCAATGCCCGCCCCCCGCCGCCGGCCCGTAGCTGCCGATGATGGCGCGGATGAAAGCGATTCGGTTTACGACGAGGCCGAGCAGCCGGCCGCAGCGGAGGCGACTCCATCCAAAAAGCCGGTGACGTTCAAGGACAAAACCGGAAAGACGTTCAAATACACCGGCACGGCCAGCGACCCGACCAAAGACCGGAATCCCGACAATTGGGAACTGGTTAAATAAGTTTTGATTGATTTCGCGGGAAAACGAAGGCATAACATTCCTTATGCCGCTACCGGACTTCGATTCACTTCAGCCAGCAACGGAATCTCCATCGAAACCGGCGGAAAAATTGTCGCCGGATTTTGAATCGCTGAAGCCGGCACCGGACTTCGATTCGCTCGCGCCGGCAGATGCGGAAGGCGAGAAACCATCGCCCCTCAAAATTGCAGCCAAGCCCGTTCCGCGCTCAAGCGAAGAGTTGGGCGCTCAAAACTTTGCCGGTGAATCATCCGTCATCAAAGACATCAAGCCCGCATTCATTCAGGCGATGCAGCAGCACGTTAAGACGCCCGAAGACAAGGCGCGTCTTGACGCATTGGTGAAGGCCAAGTTCGACACCGAGAAGCTTCCCAGATCCGGCGTTGTTGGTGATGCCGTTACGGCTGCGATGCAAGGCCCGTTTGAGGCGCTTGGAGACATGAAAAAGTTCGCCGACGTTGAATCGCTTTGGAACGAACGCGAACAGCAGCGCAAGCTTTACAACCAGACCGTTGAAAAATACCACGACCAATTAACCAAGGATGGAAAAGCGCCGAGCGAACTGGAGCCGCCGTCGGCAACCGACAAAATCGGCAGGCTCGCGTTTGGTGTGGCGCACGGCGCGGCCGGACTTGGCGACTTCATCGCGTCTCCATTCGGCGTGATAACCGGCGAGCTTTCGGCGATACCGGAAACGGCGCTGGCAAAATCTCCGCTGGCAAGAAACGCCGTGAATGTCGTCCAGAACGCTTTCAGCCTTGGATTCGGAGCGCAGATGGCAAGCGCGCTGCCAGCGGAGGTTTCCGAGCTTTACGACGAGGCAATGAAGCCGGAAAAAGACCGCGATTGGGCGAAAGTTGGCGCGCTGGCAATCTCGACGGCGACGACTCCGTTTTTCGCAAAGATGGCGATTCAGCACGGATTGCGGACGAAGCTCGACCGTGTTTACGCGCAGTTGAATGAGCAGGTTTCCAACACACAGCTTGACCCGCGCTTTGCCTACGGGGCCGGCTTCGGAATTCCAGCGCCGCAAAAAGCAGCGGTCGAAAAAAGCCAGCCTCAAACCGAATGGTATTTCGATCCGAAGACGGAAAAACTTTTTCGAGTCCTAAACCTATCAACCAAGAAAGGAGCGCAAAATGCCCCTGATACAATCGTCGAGCCGCCAAGCGTTCAGCAGGAACGTGGCGGAATTAATGAAGAGCGGGAAACGTCCACAGAAACAGGCGGTGGCAATCGCCTACCGGGTGAAGGAGGGGGTGAAGAACCACCGCAAGTCGTCACTCCGCCGCAAGAAGAAAAGCCGGCGCTAAACGAGCGCGACAAAAAGATTTTGGTGCCGCTAACACGCGAGCGCAACCGGCTCGTCATGGAAGGCGCTTCACAGGTTGACCCGCGCGTAGTCGCATTGGACGCGCAGATAAAACATCACCTTGAAGAGAATCGCCAGACAGCCGCAAACGAAATTGAGATGGCTTCCGTAAAGCCGGAAGACATTCAAAGCCTTCGGCTCACTCCCGCGTTGATGGTGGATGGAAAGCCGGTGACTGGCGGGGCAAACCACAACGCAATCTACGAAAAGCTTGTGGCCGAAGCCAAGGCGCGCGGAAGCAAGTCGGCGGAAGCGGACGCGCACGAAGCGAAGCTGGATGACAGCGCGCACGTTTTCATTGACCGCGCCGGCAGGATTCAAACCCGCGAAACCGCCAAGCCGATTCTGTCCAAGATGCTTGGCAAGGAAATCACTGACCCGGTTCACAGTGAGATGATACCGGACAGGTTTAAGGATTTGCCGAAGCCGGCGGAGCCATCTGGAAACATCCTTCCAAAATTTGACGAGCCAAAAAAAGGCATCTCGACATGGTATTCCGGCGGCTCCGAAGAGGCGGAGGGTGGGATTGGTGATTTCTGGCTGGCGAGCGACAAGGAAACTGCCGACGCGAGCGCGCGTCGAAAAGGAGGCACCACAAAGCAATATGCGGTGGATACTTCCGGCTTTCAGGTTAAGAAAATCCCAAAGAAATATGACCCTACGGATTGGCTTGATGGAACCGACCATGAAGCAGTTGAAAAAGCTAGGGAATCTGGCAAAAAAGGAATTGTTGTTACAAACGGCAAAGATTCGGTTGTTGTTGTGTTTGAGGGAAACGCGGAGCTTGTAAAACCAACCCAAGAATCTTCCCCCGCTTCAACGCCCGTTCTCCCGGCTCCCCCGGTCGCACCGGCAGTCGAGCCAACTAAAGGGATTGAGGCGGGGACTCCGCCTTCGGAAAAGAAAACACAGGAAGACGTCGTTCGCGAAGCGTTGCAGTCCGGCCCGAAGTCGCTCAAGCAGCTTGCGGACGAACTGGACATCATCAACCACAACATCCGCCGCATCCTTGGCGTCGGCGCAAAGGCCGGAAAGTTTGAACGCATTGCGAGAGGTGTTTACGCGCTCAAAAACAAAAACGGCTCGTATATCTACGCGCAGTCCACCGACGCGATACTGGCAATGCCGGAACTGGCCGCGCGAGGCGTGAAGGCGGATTTTCTTTTTCTCGACCCGCCCTACAAGACGGCGGCTATCATGGGCGGCAATCGCGGCATCAAGGCATACGCGATGATAACGCCGGAAGACTTCAACAAGATTGTCGCGGCGGCGAAGGTGATGATGCGGACTCCCGACTCGCCGGTTTATTATATGTATTCGCAGGCTCCATCCGGCCTGAAGGATATGCAGAAATACACCGACGCATTTGTTCAAAATGGTTTTACGCTGGTGGCAAAGGGCGGATGGACGAAGACTTTCAAGGACGGCAGGCCGGTGACGAATGTTCGCGGCAAGGTTTCAGAGCCGGAGGGAATCGCGCTGTTCACGCTGTCTGGAAAAACCGACGCGAAGCCGCTGCCGTCGCTGAACTTCAAATCCGTTCGCCCGCCGGTTGCCGGCGAAGGCGGCAGGCAGTCGCAAAAGCCGACGGAACTTTATTCCAAGTTGATTGGATTTCACGCCGACGAACTGCCGCCGGAGAAGCTGCCGGTTTTTGTGACCGTTGATCCGTTTGCCGGGGCCGGCGGATTGGCGGCGGCATCGCGGGAAAAAGGCGTGTCGAATGTTTCGCTGGAAATGGACGAGGATGCCATCCAGAAATTTATCATCCCGAAGGTGGAGGCCGCGAAGGAGCCGGAAGGCAATTACGTCGAGCCAACGACAGAACCGGCACCAAAAGGAGTCCGCGTTCAATACAAGAAAAAGGATGGAACATGGGCGCTGGGGACAACGCTCGGTGAAAAGTTCACTTCCGGCGGCTACGGTGAAGACAGGTTTACGCAGCAAAAAATTCAGCCCGATGAAGGCTCTGAATTCTACGCGCTTGAGTCCGAACTGAAGCCGGCTGAGGAAGCAGCGGCAGCGCCGGTCGGGCAACCAAAGGGTGAATCAAAGCCGGCTATCTTTTACAAGGGCAAGGTTTACACCGGAGAAACGATTGACGCCGCAATCAAGGCGGCAAAGAAAAAGCTCGGAATTCCTGCCTCGCGAGGGATTAAGGGTGTTCGCCGGGGAACGGTTGATGCCGCCGGAAACTTTGCCGCCAGCGAGCCGAAGCAGGTAGAAAAAAAATTCTCCGTCAAGCCCGGTGGGTTGACTGAAGCCGACGGCGACCTGTTTGCAATCGTTCACGACTTTGGAAAAATACCGATATTCATTCCCGACGGCGCGATGAAGTCGCAATACCTGCGAATCAAGCGCAACCTTGCAACGGGAGGGGTTTTGTCCCCGAAGGACAGAAATCTTTGGGAGCGGCTGCAAAACATCTTCCCCGACGACTACGAGGATGTCTGGGGTGTGCGCGGTGAAAAGTCGAGGGCGGCATACGATGCCGCCAAAAAAGCTGGGATTGAAAACGAAATTTTCACCGTCGTTAAGAGCGCCAAAAAAGGCCAACTGGACGACCACTTGGACTTTATCCGCAATTTGCGCGGGAAAGATTTCTCCGCCGAAGACCTTTGGAATTTGATTGAGGGCCGGAGCGCCGCGCACTTAAAGGCCAAGCAGGGCGGGGAAGGAAAAATCGCTTCAGATGAAGACATCGCGGAGGCGGATGACAAGCTTCATGCAAGCATGGAGGAACCGATTGAGCCGGGTGAGGAAAATCTTGGCGACGTTGAATTCCTGCCGCCGGAAGAGTCGTCCGGCCAAGAAAAGCTAACGCCGAAAGCTTCGGAGCAGGCTTACGAGTCGTTGATGTATCTGGCGCAACAAATGAAGTCGGCGCGTGAAAGCGAAGCCACAGTCAAAAAGTTTGTCGAGGATGCGATTGCGGAAGGACAGTTGCTTGAGCCGGAAATCCAAGACGCGAAAAGGGTTCTTGAAAACTGGTATCCAAAGATGACTGAACCGCCGGCCGAAACGGAGCAGCAGCGAATCGAACGCGAGGGGAAAGAGGCATCGTCTCGCATTTCTGAAATGTTTCAAAAGCGGGAGCCGATGAAGCCCGGCGACAAAGTTTCGTTTTCCGGCGGCGACAAATGGCACGCGGACGTTTCGGGAACGGTTTTCGCAGTCCACAACGAGGGCAGAATTGTTGACGTTCAGCCGGAAGGCGCGCGTGCCGGCAACACAGTCCGAATCAATCTCAGCGACTACGGTGAATCCAAAGTCATTCCGCCGGAGCCGGCCAAGCCGGTTGCCCCCGATTTGTTTGGCGAAGTTGAGTCGCCAGTTCCGGCGGGCCAAGCCGAGTTCCGCCGCACGCCCGACACTATCAACGAGATGTCCGAGCAGCCGGAGCATTGGGAATATCGAATCCGCCAGTTGGACTATGACGAGGCGCGCAAACTGTTTTCGACCGACTTCACGCGCAACGCCATCGGCTATATTGACAAGCCTTGGATCGTGGAAAGCCGCCGCGTTCACGGCAACCAAGTCCACGACTGGTTTGCGATGTCTGCCGGCCGGACGAAAGCGGACGCAATTTCCGGCATCGGCAAAAACGAAGAGGTTTTTGGGACGATTGGAAAAGCCGGCGACAACTTCGGCAAGGCGACGGAAATCAAGCCTTTGGCCAAGGAGGAAATCAACGCGCCAAAGCCGGTGGAGGTTCGACCGCTGACCAAGGACGAGCAGGAGGAGCTTTGGTCGTTGCGAAAAAAATACGCGGCGGCGCGCGACGAGGGAGCGCCGGGATTGACCGCCGAAGAGTCTCGCCGGATGGAATGGCTTGAAGCCACCGGAGGCCAGCAGGAACTAATGCCGGTTAAGGCGACCGTGAACGCGCAGGCGGAGGTTTCGACGCATTGGGAAAATGTCGCCGACTTGGTTGGAGAATACAAAAGCGGGAAGGAGTTTCGCGAGGATTTTGAAAAGAACAGTCTCGCGGAACACAACGAGACGGAAACCGAATACCTAAATTACAAGTTTTGCAAGGCCAAGAATCCGGTCGTGAAGAAGGGCAAGCTGCGCGCATTGGAGTGAAATATGCCCGAAGGCTTTTCAGACGATGATTGCACGCCGGATGATGCCGACGACGGGGTTGACGGCGTTGCGGAAGACGAAGGTGATGATTGATTTTTTTATGAGCATCCATCTTGAAAATTGCCCGTATTGCTTGGCATATCCGAATGTGACGACGGTTAAAAATCGCGCGAAGGTTTCCTGCCCGCATCAGGAAGTCACCGCAAAGTCATTGATTGACTGCCAGCCAATATGGAATAGTTGGGCAAACCGCGCGGCCGGCGCGCACGACAAAAATCAAATGAAGCCATGAGCCAATTCAGCAACAAAACCGTGATGGTTGTAGATTCTGGGCTGTTTTTCAGTCTAGCTCTGCGATTGGCGAAAGATTTCGGCCGCGTGCTTTTCTTCAGCGAGTGGGATTCGGCCTGCCCGTCCTTGGGCGAGGTTGCCGCCGGCGACGGATTCGGCGAGGTCGAGCGCGTGAGGGATTTTTGGGCGAACGACCCTGTAACCAAAAAGCGCCTGATTGACGCCGTGGATTTGTTTATATTCCCGAACCTTGGAAACGAGGGGGTTCAGGATTATTTGCAGGCGCTTGGTAAAAATGTCTGGGGCAACCGCAACGGAGGCCGGCTGGAACAGAACCGCGAATATCTTTTGCGGCTTCAGTCCGAACTCAAAATAGATGTCCCCGGATACAAGGTTGTCGTCGGCATGGAAAACCTTCGCGCGCACCTGAAGGCGGTCGAGGACAAGTGGATTAAGATTTCGTTTTACCGGAACGACTGCGAAACCTTTCATCACCAGTCCTACGAGCAGAGCCGCGCCGAACTGGACGCGCTGGCGCTGAAATGGGGCGACTTGCAGGACATGATTCGGTTTGTCGTTTGCGACACCATCAAGACGGACATTGAAACCGGAGGCGACTTCATCTGCATTGACGGAAAGTTTGCGGATCACGCCGTCTTGGGATTCGAGAAAAAGAACCGCTGCTACCTTGCAACCATCAAACCCTACGGCGAGATTTCCGAGCGCGTCACCGGCATCAACGCCAAGCTCGCGCCGACGCTAAGGGAATACGGATACCGCAATTTTATTTCGTCCGAAATCCGCATTTACAAGGACAAGGATTATCTGATTGATATTACGAACCGAGCCGGCTTTCCGTCCGGCTATTCGCAGTTCAACCTTTACGCCAACCTGCCGGAGATTTTCTGGAACGGCGCGCAGGGCAAGCTTGTGCCGGTCAAGCCGGCCGCAAAATTCTGCGTCGAGGCCATCATCGCGCACAAGGGGGACAAAACCCACTGGCGTAACATCCGCCTGCCGGATGAAGTGATGCTGAACGTAAACCTGATTTGTCCGGTGAAGCTGGACGACAATCTTTACGCCATCCCGCCGTTGTCCGACTCGACGCATATCATCGGCTCCGTTTGCGGCACCGGCAACACGGTCGAGGAAGCCATGAAGGCGGTTGACGCCGTGGTGGAGAAAATCAAGGACAACGAAATATCCGTGGACACGGAGGCGCTTTACGATTTAATCAAGGAAGCTGAAGAGTCGAAGAAGCATGGCATTGACTTCGCGAAGAAGCTGCCGAAGCCGGAGGCGGTCTTGACATGAATACGCGACTCGCGCACTATTAAACCACTATGATTCTCGCTTGCCCAAACATACGTCTCCCCGAATGGCAATCGCTCGAAAAAGAGCTTGGCGAGCGCCGCGCGTATCTCGCATTTATTCGCAACGGGCATGACATCCCGACGGCAGGCAAGGCGAGGGAAATTTTGGGGATGAAGTCGGCGGAAAAGCAATTAGGCTGGTCAAAGGAAATCCAAAATCACCTTGCCACGCTTGAGCGTTTTGAGCGCGGTGAATTGCATTCCCAGCCCGGCGAGGTTGGAACATTTCGCTCGCAAATCGAAAATGAAATGTGGGCGCAAATGCAATCAGGAGGTTTTACGCCCGAAATGGAAAAACAATGGGACAGACTTAACAGGCTTTTGCCAGAGCCGAGGCAGGAAAAGCCTTCCGTAGTCAAATCCAATGACGTTACCCCCACTCAAAAGCCAGTTGAGGACACCATCGAATCCGTCGCCGCGTCCTACGGCCAGACGATTCAGGATGGCGCAATGTATAACCGCAAGGGCAACAAGGTTGCGGACATCAAGATTTCAAAAGGCCGGATGCGCTTCCTTGCGCCGGACGACGGGCATCAAATGGGCAGCATCCCCGAAGGCGACGTGAAGATGTTTGAGCGCGCCCTGAAGGAAAACTTTTACGCGCAGAAAACCCCGTCGCTATTGGATTATGCAAAATCAAAGCTGCCGCACGAAACCGCCGACAAAATCACCAGCGAGTCACAGGTTGAATCCCACCGCGCACAGTGGGAAAAGGATTACCCGCGCATCGCTCCTGCAAAGCCTGAAGACAAGCTTTCTGGCCTTGCCAAGCGTCTTCTGGCCCTGCCTGCTGAACGGCGGGTGTATCCAATGGGGGACGAGAACACTTCGCTGCGACAGGATGTTTTAGAGGCGCTGACCGGCACGCGACCTCCGCGCGCCAAGGCCGGCGCTACGGCCGTCCGTTCCGCGCTGGCGAAGCATTTTGGCGTGGACGAAACCAAGCTGTCACAGGCCGGCGTTGAGGATGAAGTTGAAGCCAAGCTGCGCGAGTTGGCCGGGGAAAAGCCTGCGTCAACCACTTCCGAGAAACGGGTTGACGCAACGGTTTTTCCGCCAAAGCCGTTCATCGGAAAGAAGACCGACGCCGAGGCCGGCGAAAACATTTTCAAGACGTTTCACGCGAAGCTCGAAGCGTGGGAGAAAAACGTCGGCGAATGGCTTAAAACCAAGCCGGAGAACAAGCCGATTATTTGGGAGCAGGAAAATGGAAATGTCCGCGCGCTCACCCGCAACATCGGCAACCTTGAAAAACCGTGGCGCGTCACCAGCTTTGTTCCGAGCAGGGATGGAAACGCTTTGATGCCGTGGGGCCATCAGGAATACGAGACGCGCGAAAAGGCGATGATTGAGGAAGGCGGAACGCCGGCAAGGTTTCACGACAAGATGCCGAAGCGTGTCATGGACGAGCAGGAGATTCAGGGCTACAAGCTCATGGCCGACGTGCCGGACAAGTCGAGTCTGGCGTGGTATAAGGTGAAGCCGGGCGCGCAGTTCAATTCTGAAAAGATTCGCGGTTCTACCATCATGGGGACGTTCGTGAAGGATTCGATGACCGGAGACGGCAAAATCGCGTTTACGAGTCCGATCCCGACCGACGACCCGGAGCGACTGAACTGGCTGGGGCTTGAGCCGACGGATTCCCCTGAAAGTCTTTCCATCAATCCGCCGAAGACGCCGGAGGACATCAACCCGAAGCCTGTCCCTGTTGACGACATCGGCCCGCTAAAGGCTACGGCCAGCGACAAGGCGGTTATTACCTTTGGCGACGACAAAACTGTTCGCGCGGCCAACCCTGAAATCTCCCTTGTGATTTCGGCCGGCGCAAAGCACTTCACGCTCTGGCTTCAGGATAACCGGCCCGGCAAGTCGCGGCGCTCCGACTACCTGACCATCCTTGGGCAAAACAAGGAAGAGGCGATTGCCCGCGCAAAAAAAGTTGCGGACAAACTGGCCGTTGGCGATGTCACTGGCATTGCATTTTTCGGGAAGCAAAAATGGGAGCAGCCGAAATCCATCGGCATTTTTGACACGCCGGTTACTTCCGACCAACTCATGTCGCGCGACCTGACGCCGGTTGGAGAACAAGTGATTGGATTCGGCAAGATGGCCGGGACGCGCGTGAAGGATGTCTGGGCCAAAGACCCCGGCTGGGCGCTTTGGGCGGCGGAAAACATGACCAGCGGCAAGAATGCGCCGATTGGAAACTATCTCCGCAACCATCCTGAATACCAGATTGCGAAGGATGCCAAGACGGCGGAGATTGAGGAAAACAAAGGCGCGGCGATTGACGCCGTTACGCCGGAAGTTTTGAACACGCTTCAGGCGCACAAGCTCGGAGCGGAAGCAACCAACGACGGATTTGTTAAAATCACAGGAGAAACTTATGACTGGAAAGATTCGATTAAAGCCATCCAAGGCCGGCGCTGGGACGATGTTGAAAAAGCGTGGAAGCTCCCCGTCGCCGGGTTTAACGAATTTGTCCGAAAGCTCGCCGGACTCCCCAGACCAGATGCAAAGCGACAAGGCGCTGGCGTTCCAAAATATCTCCGCGATGAACGACTCGGAACTGTTAGAAAAAATGCTGACGCACGGCCCGACCGCAGCGGATTCACGGACGCTATCGGAAACCATATCGGAGACGATACAAAAGCCCTTGTCTCGCGCGGGCTGAAAATCGGGATGCCGCAATTCGTGGTGGACGAGCAGGTTGAAGACGTTGCCAGAATCAACCGCGCGTTCAAGGACGGAAAAAAACTTTTCATTCTGGCGAGCGAGCCGGGCAGCGGAAAAACATTTGTGCTGGGCGGAGCAATCCGCGAGATGAAAAAGGCCGGCGCGAAAAACATTGTTTACGTCACGCTTCGCAAGGAACTCATTTCGCAGATTCAGCATGACTTGGCCGACTTCGGAATTGACGATGTAAAATTCATCACTTACCCGGAGATGCGGAAGGCTCCGCCGGCAGAGTCCGACGTGCTAATTTTCGACGAGGCGCACGCGATTAAAAACGTCAAGGATGCGGAGGAAGGCGGCGCGCAGCAGGCGAAGAAGGCGGCGGAATGGATCAGTAAGGCGAAGTTCACCATCCTGTCTTCGGCTACCCCGTTCGAGAATCCGGTGCAAGCCATGTATCTCGAACCTACCGGAATCTTCAGTGAAGCGTTTGGTGATGCCAAGACGTTCGCCGAGGCTTACGGCGCTTCATCCCGCACGTTCAAGGTGAGGACAAAATACGGCGAGATTGAAAAGACGGAACTTTACTGGAAACGCACGACCACCAGTGACGTTGACTCCAAGGCTGTCCGCGAATTCTTCCGCAAGGAAGGCGTGTTTACGTCGCGGAAAATCCGGTTGCCCGCCGGCTCCGCAGACTCGCGCATGGTGAGCATCACCGTTTCCGAAGCGGCGGCAAAGGTTTACAAGGGATTCGACGAGGCGGCGGAAGAGCGCGAAGACCAGCTTCCGAAAATCGCCGTCATGTGGGTTACGAATTTCAAAAAGCGGCTGCTTGAGGCGGCGAAGGTTCAAAAGGGAATTGAAGAGGCCGACGACGCTATGAAGCGCGGGCGCTGGCCGATTCTGTTTGTCGAGACGAAGGCGGAGCGCAAGTTCGACATACCGGAGATTCTTGCCAAGGAAGAGGAATACAAGGCGGCTTGCGCCATTGTTGCCGCACAGCGCCAGCGTGGCAGCGACGAGCAATACCCGAAGCGTTCAGACTACGGATTACCGCCGGAAGGCATCCCCGAAGTCTTGGGTGAGTTCATGGAAAAGACCGGGCTGAAGACCATTGAAATCCCGTCGGCAATGGACATCATCCTAAAGCATTTCGGCGAGAAGAATGTCGCGGTGTTTACCGGCGACGTGACGCCGGCCAAGGCGCAGGAAAATCTTGACCGCTGGCGTGCGGCGAAGAAGCCGATGGTGATTCTGGCGACGATGGCGAAGGGCGGCACAGGGCTTTCCCTGCACGACAAGGTTGGCGACCACCAGACGACCCAAATCAACATCAACCTTCCGTGGACGGCAACGCAGGTTGTTCAAGTGGCGCAACGCTCTGCCCGCTACGGCATCAAAGGCAAGGCGGAGATGCAATGGATTTTCGCTGACAACATTCCCTTTGACCGCGCGCTTTCAAACCGCGTCGGCGGGCGCATGGCCGACATGGGCAGCGTCGTTCACGGTGCGGAACTGGAAGGCGCGTCCAACATTGAAGACTTTAATTTCGAGGACAAGCCTTTCAGCGAAGTGAATCAGGAAATCAGGGATGAAAATTCTGGGTCGAGCAAAAAGCAGGGAAAACTTCCGTTCAAGGGAGTTGAAAAGATTGTCGCCGCCGCCGTCAAGGACGCGGAAAGTGGCGAGGTTGAAACCGCATCGCATCACGGCTATTTGGAGGGCATTGACGACTCTGAAAAGGAAGCCGGGTTTTATACTTCGCACAATCGTTTTGTTTCGCGGCGCGAGGCATACAAGATTGCCAAAAATGCCGGGCAGTTGGTGAAAGGCGGAGGATGGTCGGATTCGACCGGCGTTCTTCATTCCGAGGACGTGGTAAATATGCCGCTTACCGACAACCGGAAGTTTCTTGAATCAAGGGTTTCACCGCCGGCACAAGATGAAATTCACGGCCCGCTTTCGGCGCGCGAAACGCAGTCGTATCTTTACCGCAACTACGGGCTTCAGCCGAATTCAATGGCTGTTTTGCTTTTGCGGGATAGTAGCGACAAGGGCGATTGGGCTGGCCGCGCCGTATTCGACAAGCCGGGCGGGAGGTTTCTCCGCATCGAATACAACATGGACAAAATCACTTCAGCCGAGCAGTTGAAGTGGACGACCGAGCATGAAGTCGCGCACGTTGCGGTTGAGGACGGTTCGATGCAGCAGGCGTTGGCTCTGGTAACGCGCGAAGAGATGTCTGGAATAATGCAGGACATTGCCGACGCCGACTACAAGCCGAGTGAATACTACGACGAGCAAAATGCGCGCGGGTTGCAGGCGCTAGTTCAATCGTGGCGCGGACGCAACTGGTTTGAAAAAGCCGTTGGAGCAGTCACCTACATTGCCAGCAAGGTTGGATTGAAATTGAACCGGCTTTCGGCCGAGCAGGCGGCGGTCGTCGCGTGGAGCCGCGCGCTAGACAAGGTTAAATCGCAGCGCCCGGAGTTCACGGCGAGGGAGAAGCAAATACAAGAGGCCGGAAGGTTTGAAGACGTAAGCCAGCCGGGAACGAAAACCAGCTACGCCAAGACGCCGGAAGCCGGCGGTGAGCCGGAACGCATTCCAACACAGATTGCCGGCGTCGAGACGCACGTTTTGGGACGCGACCAGTTGACCAAGGAAGACCGCAATGCTTCCGACGCCTACGCTGTTCGCGTGATGTCGGGGTTTAAGCTCCCCGGCTCCGCCGATCCGTTTTACGGCTTCAAAATCCAAGGCGACGGATTCAACTACGACGCCGAGGGCGAGATGCTTTTGGCGCGATTAACCAAGGACATCGTTGAAAAAGACCGGCCGGGCAATTCGTGGGTTAATTCCACCGGAATCATCAACGCTCTGAAGCTGAATTTCAACGCCGGCAACCTTGACGATGTTTTCTCGCCGGAGATGAAATACAAGCTGATGTCGGTCGCACAGGGAGAATCCAGCCGGCGCGGCATTGAGCTTGCGGCGTTGAAAGGTTCACCGGAGGACTTGCGCGGTGTTGCCCGCAACGCGGACTTCTATCTCCGCCGGACGTATGACGACGCCTTTGGCGGGCCGGAAGTCAAAAACCTGATTGAGCGGATTTTCCTGAATTTCCGCGACCACTTCACCGACAAGGAAATTGATGATGCGCGCAGGTCGTTTCCCGCATTGGACGAAACTTTCAACCGCATCACGGCGCTTAACCGCGAGGACATTGGCGGCAGGGTTTACCGTAGAGTCCAAAACCTTTTGAAGCCGAAACAGGCCAAGAAGCTTTCCAAGCTTGAGGCCGACGCGAAGGCCGAGGAAGCGGTGAACGAGATTTTGGAGCAGGCCAAGAAGCAGGGCATGGTTCCGGTCGAGCGCCCCGGCAAGAAGTCGCTGTCGCCTCTGGAAAAGCTTTTGCACCTTGTCACGCCGGCCAACGCCGAAAAAATTGACGTGCTCATTTCACAGGCTGTCGCCGACGCGGAACGCAACGCGGGAATGAAGGCGGCGCTGAATCGCGCCGGAAAAGACGGCAAGGATGCCATCGCTGAATTGCAGGCGCGCTTTGACGCCGGGGAAGAGCCGACGCCGGAGGACATTGAATCCGGCTTCACGCTGCCTGAATACGCGCATTGGAAGGCCATCCGCGACAACTTGGCCGGCTACTCGCCGACAACACTGAAGCTCGCGCAGGAAGTTTTGAAGGGTTCATTCAAGGGCTTGAAGTTTGAGGGAGGAAAGCAAAGGCCGGAGGATGTCCGCATTGACATCAACAAGCTGGCGAAAGAGCCGGACGCGGAAATCCGCCGTGTGGCGGAAGACTACGTTGGCCGGATTGAAAACTTCATCGCACCCGCCGACGCTTCCGACGAAACGCGGCTGCGCGTGGTGCAGATGATTTACTCCGAGTTGACCGAGCAGGTTGCCGCCGCGCGCCGCCGCATGGTGGACATCTTGGTTGCCGAAAAGGCGAAGAAGCAGCCGGGCAACAACCTCACGCCGGAACAAAAGATTGCACAGCTTTTGAATGCCGGATTGTTCAAGGACGAGCGCCTTTCAGACTCCGCCATCGTGGACAAGATTGCCGGCTCGACGACGATTAGCCGGCTTGTCCCGAATATCCGCGACTTGGTTAAGCAGGTATTGGAAACCCCAGAAGCCAAGCAGGGTGATTTGCGCGGCGCTTTCATTGAGAGGCTGAAGGCGTCAATGAATGTTTCCGACGAGCAGGCCGGCAAACTGTGGGATGTCTTCGGGAAGGCATTTGACGAGAAACTAAAACTGGCTCGTTCGCGCGCCGTGGATGAGGCGATTCAACAGCTTACGCCGAAGGAGCGTGAAATCGTTCAGAAGAAGACGCAGTTTGAACGCATCCGCAAGGCGGTGAATGCCGGCGTGTTCAGTGACCGTAAAATTGTAGAGGACTTGGCGCGCGAGAACGGGTGGAAGCCGCCGACGCCGGAACGGCTGGCCGCACTGCGCGAGCTTTCCAACGAGGAAGAGCGCCTTCGGACTCTTGATCCGGCGATGGTTGCGAAAATCAAAGCCACCACTCCGGCGGCGGAGGTCGAGACTGTGTTGAAGCGCGAGCGTGAGAAGCTTGAGGCGGCAACACTCTTTGCGCGCAGCGGCATCATGCGCCAGATGGCTACTGAATGGTCGTCAATGACCAAGCCCATTACCGTCCCCGGAATGAACGCGCCAATTCTTGCGGCGGATTCGTGGCGGAATTTCTGGAAGACTGCAAACCGGAAAAATGTCGCCGCGACGATGAACGAGCGCGGCACGTTGAACCTGCTTTTGAAGGCCGGCTTTGCCGTTCGCCTTCCAATCCATATTTTGACACAGACGGTCGGGCATGGCATCACGCGGCCCACCGCATACGCCATCAAATCCGCCCGCAATCGCGACGAATTTTTCAAGGACTTGGCGACGAACTATTCCGACTCCCTGAAAGCCCAGATTGCGGCCATCAAGCCGGCGATGGTTTCCGCCCGCGCTGAAATTCTTGGGCGGGGCGAAACCCGAAACGCGCAACGCCTGCTTTCCGGCGTGAACGGCATGGAACGCACGGCGGCTCAAATCAGCGAATACATGGCGAAGGGGGAACACGCAAAGGCGGCTATCGCCTACCTCTACAATCTCCCGCGCTACGTCGGCTGGTTTGTTTCCGCCGTTGACCACTGGCAGGGCAAGCCGGTTGAGTATCAGGAAATCATGCTTCAGATTGGCCGCGCCGCGCGCGAGAACGGCTGGTCGAGCGCGCAGATTGAAGCCTTCGGCGAAAACATTTTTAAGGCGATGTCGGCGGAGCAGGCGGCAGCGGTTTCCTATGTCTCCGGCGTGCATGAGGCAATGGGACTCAAAACCAATCAGCGCCAGATTGAGGAAGAGGCAACCAATGTTGTTCGCCGCAACATCTACAACATGATTGAGGCGGCGGGGTTGCCGGCGGATGACTTTGAAGCGCGCAACAACGTCCTTCGCAACGCGGTTTCGTGGCAGGAACGGACGGTTCGCGGCGTCGGCGGTGTCTTGAACAAGGCTTTGCAGTCGGTTTCCAGTTCGCTTGAAGACTACGGCATTCCGTTCGCCAGCGGCAGGTTGTCGAACGCCATCGGGACAGGCATCAATTACAGCCTCATGTGGACTCCGTTCTACAAGCTTGCTGAATTCGGTTCCAAGGATGATCCGGCTTCCGGCTGGTTTGCACAGGACGTTGACCGGACGCAACGGATGCTTCAGGCGGTTGTCGGAACGATGGTCGGCGCATCACTCATCGCGGCGGTCATGTCCGGCGCAATCCGCGTCAATCTCTGGCCCCCGCAGGACAAACGGAAGCGCGAGGAATTCTACGCCGAAGGGCATCGCGGCGGCACGGTCGAGTTTTTGAACGACGACGGCTCGTTTGTGCCAGTCAGCCTCACCGTTGGCCCAATGTCGCTCGTAGCGCCCTATTTGACCGCCGGGCAGGCTGTCAGGGACTTAATTGACGGACGCGCCCGCAAACAGGCCGCGCTGGACGCAAAAAACGACGCCTTGGGCCTTGCGCGCACGCCGATTGAGGCTTTGGGAGCCGGCGACGTAATGGGCGTTGCCCTGAAGGGGGCTTACGGAACAATCATGGGCGGTCATGCTGCCGGCGGTTTCGCGCAAACCATGAGCGAGCAGGGTGTCCCGAATCTAGCCAAGATTGAATCGTCGCAAATCACGCCGTTTGCGCCGCTGCCGGTTGCCGGCTATCAGGAGTTCACCCGCGCAATGGGTATCCAGCTTGATTCCAAGATGGCTACCGCATGGGATTTCCTTGTTCCGCTGCCAACCTCGGCCGCGCGGCAGGTAAACGTGCTTGGCGATCCGGTGAAGACGCCGGACGACATCCAGCGTATCATTCAGGTGGCGACGGCAGGAACATATCCCGGCGTAGTTTCTCCGGGTGAATCAGTCCAGCAGGCCGGCGATGCCAACGCCTACGCCGCGCTTTACACAAGCGGATTCCGCCCCCCGACAATCAACGCCGGAAAGGGTTACGTTTTTGGCGGCTCTTACCGGCCCATGACAGCGACAGAGTTGCAGGAATACACCGTGGCAAGGGGGTTGAACCTGAAGGCGGGACTGGCCGGACTTGGGCCTAATGCTTCGCTGGCCGAAGTGAAGTCAGCTTACGACGCGGCAAATGCACAGGCTTTGCAGTCGGCAGGGGTGTCAGTTTTGCCAGCCGTTCGAGCCGCGAAGTTGCCCGAAGCAGCGCCAGCATCGCAACCAGAGCGCCCTGTGGCACAGAAACCTCAACCGATTCGCCGCGCACGTTCCGGCTCACTCCGGTTCCGCGCCGGATCGTCTTCCCGCCGAGTTGGCTCGCATCTTCGCTTGCGCTCCAAGAAAGCCCGTCGCCCATCCGTCCGAAGCGCCTTACGGAAGCCGCGTGCGCTAAAGATTTCGTCGAAGCGGTCGAGCCTGAAATTTCGGAAACGGAAGAGCGTTTTTGAAACCTGACGATTTCAGGGAGTCCGGTTTGCGGGTTTGGCCGGCTAATCCAGATTTGAGAATGAGTCGTTTTCATTCCCCGCCTTTCTCAAACAGCTTCTTGGCGAACAGCTCTTTTAATTCTTTGGCGTTCACTGTTGTCCTTTCGCTTGGTTGATGGCGGCGAGAATGTTTGACTTGTTATCTTTTTGCGCCCACGGATTGTGTTCCAGTGGGTATTCATTGTCTTTAGGCCAGAGTGTTATTTTACAGCGTTCAAACACTGCATCCAACGCCTCGGCCTTCTCGCGGTAGGAGTCGCATAGCTCGCGCTGCTTCATCATGTCATAGTGACAAGCTGCTTGCGCTGCTTTTAACTCCTCATTCTCGCGTTTGAGTTGGTCGCGTTCTTCACACAAATCCTTGTTCAGTTCTGCCAGCGCATCGTGAGCAGGCTTCCAATCGTCTGCGCTTTGGATGATGGCGGTGAGTTCGGCGAGCAATTCATTGTCGCGGATATTGTGGCCGGAAGTGTGAACATTTGAGATGAAGTCTCTCGCCCGCTGTTCGGCGGATGGTGTTGGGGTGGTCGTATTCTTTTCGCGGTCAAGATACGCCCTCTGCGCTTCTGGACTCAACGAGCCAATCACTTTTGCTCGTTCGATTGCTTTATGAGATTCACGGCTCATATCTCGTCCTTTCCATCAAGTTGTGCGGTTTCAATCATCGCCGTGTAACGCTTGCGCGCTTCGATTATTTGCAAACATTCGGACGGCTTAAACTTCGTCCTGAAATTGCCCAGCTTGTCGCCGTCGCGCTGCATGATGGTTTTAATTTCATGCTCGGTTAGTTTTCGACTCCCAAACTCAACCGTTGGCTCAATCATGTCGAGTAAGGCAATTACTGGTTGCAGGTCGCTTATTTTCATTTGCTTTCCCTCACTTTTGAAACAGATGGTTCACTCCGCACGCCCAGCCGGCGACAAAGGACATGATGACGGACAGAATTATCAAAATCATCACTCCGGCGGTGTCAAGGCGTTCGGCTTTAGGAGCGTCCTGTTCCTGCTTCTGTTCGTTCATGGTGCGAAGCAAATCAAAATTGCTTACGCATGGTTTATGTGTTCTTTTCATTCCTTTTCCTTTCCGGTTGCGGCGTCAATGGCGGTGCGGAGTTCAAATTCTGTCATCATTGTATCGTGAATCTTTCCACGACCTTTGGCGGCTTGCTTGTCAATGAGCCACCAAAGACCTTCATTACACATTCTTTGGATTTCGATGAAATCGCTGTCAGAATCAGTAAATGCTTTTCTCAACCGCTCCTTGCCCTTCTCCAATTCCTTCACGCGGAGTTGGAGGGCGTTGCGTTCGTCATCCGCCGTTTTGTAGGTCATGTAGTGAATCACGCTTTTCGCTTCCGCCTCATCCGCCCGCTTGGTTGCTTCTTTAACTGCCTCAATAACCACGCTTTCCCTGTCAACTAATGCGCGAAAATCGTCCAAGTCGCCAGTATCTTCTCCGGTAGCGGCGTAGCATTGATACAGCGCAAGTTCATTATCTTTAGCCCGCTTGGTTGCGGCGGTGAGTCGCTTTTCCAAGTTGCGTGAGCGTTCTACCATCATCCAAAAATCTGTATGTGTTAATGAACTTTTGTAGGTTCTATTCGGATTCATTCCAAGCTTGATAGCAAGTTCATCAGTCTCCGGCGTCTCCGTCGAATCGTTGGTGGCGGGTTGCTTGGCGAGCGATGCGGAGTCCGGCATGATTGACAAATCAATATGTCCAGTTCCATTCTTCGGCGCATCTGGATATTCAATCCAGCAAACCGGAAACATCGTCGTCAATCTGCCGCAAGGTTTGTCGGTGCAAATCTGATACGACTCTTGAACCAATCCGCAAGCCGCTCGGTGAATGGCTTTGCACAGCGTCTGCGCGTCGGAATGTTCCGCGCTCCACGGAGCGGCAATCAAATCGAAGTCACGTTTCATTGAACCGTGAACTGCAATCGCGTAGCCATGTTGCCTTGCAGCTTCGCGGATTTGCGGAAGGATTGTTTCGTAGAACTCGTTTAAGTGTTGCGGTGAGACAACGCGAGTCCAGCGAAACTCTTCCCTGTCCAGTTCGGGTGATGGTTGGGGTGTCATAGAGTTTGAACTTGTTTTAGCAATTGAAAATCTTCTGTTGTTAGATTGGTTAAATTAACCATATCGAAATCCTTACGACCGCCATAATGGATGTCAGCCATTGGGTTTGTTTTCCATTGAATAAATTCAGAGGCTTCTTGCTGCCAAGATTTGTTGTTGGGATTCATAATCTCATTTCTCCCACAAGACGGCTTAATCATTTAGTTTTGACCACGCCTTTTCCTCGGCGCTGGCGATTTCTTCCTTTGTTAATTCAACCGACACGCTCGGAAACCGTTTCGACCAAGCGGAAATAAATTCCATCTCCGCATCTTCGTCCGGCTCTTCCGGCTCGCCGCAGGAGCCGCGTTTGCCCTTGTGCGCGCGGTGATATTGAAAATCAACCTCGACATCTATTTCATGCCCGCCGCGCTCTACGGTGATGGATACGGTCGTCATTTTACGGTTGCGCCCTTGGACTGCTTGGCGCGCTGAATCATTTCGTCAAGCTTGGCAATGCAATCCTTGGCGTAGTTTTCGTGGATGCCGGCGACTTCGTTCCGCACCCGCTTCTTGGTCTTGTTCAAAAGCCGGATCAGGCCGGAGCCGGTAAACGTGTGCAAGGCGCATTGCTGCCGGAAGTCGGAATAAATGCGTTGCATCTGCGCCGCCGCCTTCTGTTCTGCCAGTTGGTCGGCGGAAAGGATTTGCGTGTGGGTCGGGAGATGCTGGCCGTTCGCCATCATCTGCATGAGTCTGTCGAGTTTTGCCATAGTTGGTTATTCAATTTGTTGAACTGTTACTTCCGCGTGTCCGAGCGCCAAGCCATCCAGCTTGGCGAAAGCTTCGTCGGTTAAATCAATCAGGACTCCGTTCTCCTTTACATACTTGTCTGGAAGGATGTCGTTCACGGTAACAATGACAACGCTGCCATTGTGGCGTTCCGTGACTTCAAGCCGCGCGCCGGGAGGAAACGCCTTGGTGGCGCAATGCAGGCCGGCGGCGTAATACCAGCTTGCCTTGCATGAAATTGTTCCCCGCCTCGCTTGCTTTGGTGAACACAGATGAACGCCTTCGGCAGCTACCAAGTTAGTAGGATTCGGCGGGGAAATTGATTGCCTTGCCGGCAGTAAAATGACGGCGGCTAAAGTTGTTGCCAAAATAAAATTCACGGCTGCGCGGAAGACTTGATTTGGTGAACCGCAACAATCCGGCCCTGCTTCAGCCAAGACATCCGCTGCGCCTCGTTGGTCATCACGTCGGCAAAGCCGGAGTAGATGGACTTCATATTGTAGATGCGATCATAGACCGACATACCGGACTGGTTCCACGCCTGAATGCCAACCTCGACATCCCACGGCGAAGATTTCACGGACAGTTCGGAGATATTACCCTTCAAATCCCAAAAGGAATTCATGCTGTCCATGTTGTAGATAGACAGAGCGCCATTGGTAAATGCGCATGGGTCGCCTTTTTCGCTCGCGCCCTTGCTGCCATAGGTGACGACCGGGACAAGCGGGTTCTTTTTGTTCTCCGCCTCGCAGAAGTTCGCCCAGCGCCGCGCCGCAAGCAGGCCGGCAACGCATGGGTTGTGGCAAACCACCGTTCCCGACATGATGATTGGAAGTTCGCGGCTTGCCTCGGCGGCAAAGTGTTCGTCAAACATTGTTTTATCCCAATCCTTCGCGCCTACCCGACAGTCGGCTTCGAGCATGATGACGTGCGAAAATCCGCGCACGTTGGCGACAATCAGGCCGGTGAAGAAAACATAGTTCGCGACGGAGAAGCGGTTTTTCTCCGCGCCGGCCTGCTTTTTAACCAGCATCGGGTCGTATGGCAGATGAATAAACTCGCCAATCCCTTTCACCTTTTCAGCCCAGCCGGCGACTTCGGAATAGAACACCACCGGATAATGCGGCGGGAACGCGCGCAGGTTCTTAACGAGCGCATCGGGATCGCCGTAATTGGTTTTGCCGGCGACTGCCGGCGGCGGCAAATAGAGGACGGAGGCCGGTTTCATGCGCGGACAAGTTCGACGGTTGCCGGTATCTTGGAATGCCCGAATTTTTCAAACGCCGTGTATTTGGCCCGACCGGAGCGCACAAGCTTATGAACCACGGCGGCAGAGAAAACAACGGTGCTGCCCTGTTTGTCCGACCATTTGCCGTCGGCGAGGCGGATGGCTTTCCCGCCGTTTGTGGTCATGTAGCCGTGAAGCTCTTCGGCCAGAGCGTTGATGGGCGGGCATCCGCCAAGCTTGCCGTTGGCGGCGCTGGAGATTTTTTTCTTCGGACTGGTCATGGAGCCGAGCAAGGCGGCTGCTTTGGAGGCTTTGGATTTCATAAATTCGGTTCAACTTTTAACTATCGTTCGGTTTTTGTCAATGGGAATCTTTGGCAGGATGGCCGGCGGCATCCATTTTACGGTGTGTTTTTTGCAATGCGGGCAGGCGGGGTTTTCAGCGTCTTCGGGGACACCATCCACCACGCGCGAACAGCGTTCGCAAAAATGGTAGCCGTTCAGGCAGCATTGCAGTATGGAATGTTTCATTTTGAAATTGTGCTTTGCCGGCCCGAAGCTCGTTTAACTTTCGTTATCTTCGAGCCGGCAAAGTTTGGCGGCGTAATTGCCGGCAAATTATGCGGCTGGCGGAAGCCGCTTGGCTTCGATTTGAACGCGGGCAATCGGGTGCTGCGCGCGGACGGCAGCGGCATCGCGCAAGCGTTGTAGTGCTATGTCCTCTTGGAGTTGCGCCTGTTTCTTTTCAATCGCCTTCAGCTTGCGCCGGAGGTTTTCCGTCGTGAATGAGTCGGGCATTGATGCGTTGATGGCGTCGTCAAGAAAACCGGCATCGCCGGAAGAGCGGAAGTTCACCATCACGTCCCAGCAGGCTTCGGTTTTCGGCGGATACTTTCCGGTTGCCGGATCGCGATTCGCCGAATAATCATTCCGCGTCGTCACCTTCAGTTCAATCTTCGCGTGACCGTCCTTTGACTTGGCGAAGAGTTCGTTGGTTAATGCGGTGATGTCGAAGACTTCATCCGTTCCGTTGCCGTAGTCGAGCATGACCAACACGCGGGCCACGGGTCGTGATGTTTCTGGTTTTGTATTCATAAATCAAGATGCGATATAGATTGCGATAACTGCCGCCGCGCAGATTAAAAATCCGATGGCGTCTGATATAATCGGCGTCATTGACCGCCTTTCGCCTTGCCGATGATTTTCTTGTAATGCGGAACGTCCTCGGCCTTGAACATCTCCAAAGATTCAGTCGCGGACTCCAAAGCCTCGACCAGTTCCCTGATGATAGGGACTTCGATTTTGTTTTCCTCAATCTGCCACGTCAGGAGGTCGGTGCATGACTGGACATATTCAATCCAACCTTCCTCGGCATTCGGGCCGGCGTCGAAGTATGCCGTCGCCAGCATCTTCTCATCCTCGTCCAATCCGGCCTGCTCAATCAGCGCAAGGAACGCATCGCGCTCGGTGGCGTAGGCTCCGCCGGTCGTGCCGCATTTCGGCCCGTCCACGGCGAGCGAGTAAACAATGATGGTTTCGTATAGTCCCTCGTTGCGCTCGGCGTTCAAATAAGCCGCGTCCGCAAGGGACAATCCTTCTTTTCTGGTGTCCATAGTTTTTATTTGTTGGTGATGGTTTCGATCAATTTTCTGGCGATGACTCCCCGGCAGTCGTCGGACGTGCAGTTGCCAAAGTTGACACCCTCGGCGTCGTTCAACTCGCGCCCGCAAAAGCGGCAAGCGCCAAACCCGTCGCTGTCGTGGTTGTCGCCAAGCAAGTCGTCGAGCGCCGACATCAAAGCCGGCGCGGACGAAATCAAGACGGCATTTTTAAGCGCCCGTTGCTTTTTGTTGTCGGTGTGAAGGTCGCATTCGCAGTTGGCGACAATGTTTTCGTTCCCGTCGCGAACAACAATTTCTCCGGTGTCCTCATGGGTTGAAATTTTCCAAAGGTCATCGCTCCGGCTTTCGGGAACGCCAGCCGCTTCCAGAAGTTCAACGTCGCCCGGCGCGATGAAGGCCGCGAGCGATTGAAGCTCTACAAGCTCGCCTGTGCTGATGCGCTCCGCGCGCAGTTCGCCGCGCAGATATTCCAGCCGGGCAAGCTTGTCGGCCAATTCCGGCGGGTTTTTGTCTTCGACATATTTAAGCAGCGCGCCGACCGCTTCCCGCTGTTCGTGCGTCACGGTGGAAAGGAGATTACAGTTGTTCAGCATCTCCTTAACCAGTCCAATTTCTTTTTTCATTTTGTGCCTTTTTGGTTGTGCAGCTTAAAACATTTCAAGCTGCGGTTGTTTGTTTGTCTCTACTCCCTCGGCCTGAACCGTCGCCAAGACTGCCGGCGGCTCAAGCTCGAAATCGCATTCAATCCGCGAAGCCAGTTCCCGCTTCCGCGCGGCCTCGCCCAGATACTTTTTCCAGTTGCCAAGATATTCGTCCCGCCGATGGATTGATTCGTTGGCCCGCTTCAATTCGTAAGCGCCCATGTTTTCAAGCTCTTCGGCCTCGGCGCGCAGTTGTGCAACTTTGCCGGCGGCGTTTTCTCGGTCGTCGCGCGCCAGTTCCCTTATTAAATCAGTCTGGCCGCGCGCACCCTCCAATTGCCAAAGCTGGCGCTCGCCCCGAAAGTCGAGACAGCCGGCGGCTTTGAGTTCCAAGAGCCGGTTTATTTTCCGGTCTAGTTCGGTCGGCGTCATTGTTCAATCTCCTTCGGTTTCATCGCCTGAAGTTTGGCGCTGATTTCTTCCGGCGGAACCGCAAACCGGATTTGCCGGCCTAGCTCGACCGCTACCGCGTAAGGATGCAGGCCCAGCCCGGCGACGTGTCCCACCGCTTTTTTCTTCGCGCGTCCAATCGGCTTTGAAACCATGCGGCGCGGCAATGGCTGGCCGGCGGGCTTTTCCTCGTTCATCATGCCATCATACAAGCCGCGCAGGAACAAGGAGCGATCCGCAGGCGCAACTGTCGGGAAGGTTTGAAACTGTCCCCAAAGCTGCCGGAAACCGCCGGCAATGGTCGCGGCTATCGCCTGAAGCTTTTCCCCGGTTGCCGGCGTCACTTCGGCAAAACAGGCATCGCCGCGAAACGTGCAAACGACCGAGCAAGAATTTTCGATTGCCCATTTGACGGTCGCGGCTAAATCCGTTTCCCCGGGCCCGAAGCTTGCCACCTGTTCAAGCCGGCCCGGATACCGTTGGAAACTGCCGGCGAATAATCCATCTTTGGCAACGCAGACTTGCCCGAAGTCAAAACGGGCTTCCAGCCGGTCAAGCTTGCGGCGCGCGGCTGTCCCCTCGTCCATCGTTCCCGGCGCGGCAATCAGGGCTAGAAGCTTTTCCCGTAGCCGGCGCGCGGCGTTTGTGGCTGGCGTCTTCATTCTCCGGCCTCCAATGCTTTTTTGATGGCGAGCCGCGCCGCTTTGATTTCCGGCCTCCGTTCCCTTTCGTCGTTCCCGTTCCCGGCGTATTGCTTCAAAAAGAGTTCCACGGCGCGCAGCAACTCCGGGCCGGCTTTGTTGGCCCCGGCAACGTCCCAATGACAAGCCGGGCAAATCATGGTTTGCCGGCGCGCGGGATCGCTGGCCGGAATTAAAACGAGTTCGCAGCGCGGGCAAAGTGGCAGGTTACAAATTGGCATAAGATAAAAAAAGCCGCGCAACCTTCCGCCCCTGAAACCCTGAAACGGTCAGGGGAAAGGCGGGGACGAAAGGCGCGCGGAAAAATTTCATAAACCTTTTTTTGCGGCGGGTTACTTCGCGGCGGGTTCATGCCAGCCGCACATTTGACACCAAGAGCCATTGCAAGGGTGTTGCATCGAATACTGGCCGGGGCATTCTTCCGGCGTCGGCTTCTGGCTCATCACTTCCCACCAGTTTCCCGGCGACTCGAAAGCCGCCGCGATTAGCTCCGGCGTCGGGTTAAATTCGGGATAGTAGCGACGGACTATGACCGTTCCCGAATGGTTTTCAGGCGTGGCAACCTCGGCGCAAAGCCGCTTCACGCGCGCATTTTTCTCGCGGATGTCGGCAACAAATTTTTCCTGCTCTTCCTTGCGCCACTTGTCGAAGGCTTCATGCTCCTTCGCCCATTTCAAAAGGAAAGCTTCGTCTTCAATCCGCCCAAAAGGCGTATCGCCGCAGCATCCGCCCGGCCAAATCAACATTGAATCATGCCAATTTTTACCGGCGGCGCGCAGTTCGGGAACTTGGTAGCAATGCCGGTGGTGGCTAAACGTCGCCGCAATCCATGCAACGGTGCGCGGGTGGTCAATCGGAAGTTTGTTCCAGATGCGGAGAAAAATCTTTTCGCGAAACTTCATCCAGTCATCCCACGATTTACAGGACGCGGGCCATTTTGCATTTTCGATTTCAAAATGATTTCCATCGTGCGTTATGACCATGCGTGACCCGGTTTGCGGGTCGTTTCCTTGGCTGTTGTAAATCGAGCGTAGAAAGTAGGTCGGGAAGCCGGGCGGATCGCCCGCGCAACCGCTGCCCATGTCGCCGGAAAAATGGCAACCGGCGCGAATTGTGGCGCGTTTCAATTTGTAGAGTTCCGCAAGGTTGATTGTCTCAAAGCTTGCGATTTGCGAGCGTGTTTTTTTCATTTTGTGCCTTTGTTTTTGTTTGTTGTTTTCAGCCTGTGAAGGCTTCAGCCCGGAGCCGGCAACCCTGCCCGCTCCGGGGTGAAACTGTCAAAGCTTGGCAAGAGCGTTTAGAGATTCAGACAACTCGTTCCGCTTGTCGTTGCATTGCCGGTTGATTGCCTCTTTGTAATGCGCCAGCAGGTTGACCGTCTCGGCCTCGCATTTCTTCAGCGCGCCGGCCTTGGTGCTGCTCGCCTCTTCCAATGAGGGGCGAGACACTATTGTCCCGAAGACATCAAACACAACAGCGCGAAAACCGCGCCGCGTGTTGTTCATGTCGAGGGCGTCAGAAGTCACCAGCAGGAACAAAAGCCCGCCATGAATCGCGCGGGCTGAAACCACGCGCGACTTGTGCCATTTTAGAGTGTCATTGTCAACGTAGTGTGTCCGTCCGTTTAAGTTGCGCTGCGCGTTTGTCTTCGCGTCGTCGCCGTGGCGGTCGAATGTCGTAATGTTTAACTCCCTGATTGCCTCACGGATTTTTTTCAGGTCGTTTTCTGTGCTGTCTGTTTTCATCGTTTTTTTGCCTTTCGTGTTGTGTTGTTTACTGTCGCGGATGTTCCCGCAGTCTAGGCCCGGCAACCTTGCCCGGCCCAGAGTGCGAACCACTACGCGCCAAGACCTAGAAAAAATTCATCCTGCCGCGCCGGCTTCACCGGAACCGCAAAGGACGTTTCCGCGCGAACCTCGAAGGGACAGGCGGAAACCGCCGCCGAAATCGGCTTGTTAATCTCCGCATCCACTTTCCGGCGCGCTTCCCGTTCCGCTTCTTCCTTGTCCGCCTGCGCCTGATATTCGCCGGCAATCGCCAGCAACCGAAGCGCCGCCGCGCTCCCGCCGTTCAGCCATGCGCGCGGCTCCTTCATGTAATCCGGGGAGCCTTGCACCGTCGCCACCGCATAAAAAATGCTGCGCGCGTCGAAGCATTCAGGGAACGCCAGCGCCGCCAATGCCCAATCACAATCCTCTTCCAGCCATTGCTCGCCCCCGTAGCTGCATTGAGTCGGGAAGAGCGCCCGCAATTTCTGCCAGCGTTCCGGGCTTAACCAGTAGCCGCCATGACCGGCGGTGTCACACTGAACCAAGCCGGGCGCAATCTGCTTTTGATGCTGCACCCGGCCCCAAGGGGTTGACGTCGTGAATTTTTGAATCATAAAATTAAATCTTATTCCAAGTTCCTTTGCCGTCCCCGGTGAGTTCGCCCAAGTCGCGCAGCTTTTGCAACTGCTGCCGAATCTTCGCTTGAACGTGCGAGTTTTCAGGATGAGCCGCCGCCAGCTTTTTCTCGCCGGCCTCATAGACGTTTTTTGTCGTGAAGCTGGCCGGCAGAGCCGCAACAATCGCGCGGACATCGGGAAGCCATTTAGATTTTGCGCTCATTTCGCGGCCTTTCCTTCGTGGATTGCGGCGAGGTTGGCGAGGGCTTTGTCCATTTCGGTGCGCTTCAATGATTCGACTCCGCAAATGACCGCAAGCCGCCTTGCCGCTTCCGCCACCGCGACGAGCGCGGCGTGTTCGGACTGATTGCGGACAATCTGTTTTGAGTTCGCTTCCAGCCAATGCGATGTCCGCAGGCACGAGCTAGGCAAATGCCCGATGCGGGCATGATTGCAGAATGATTCAATGTCTAGCGCAGTTGGAATTTTTGCCGCCGTGTTTTGGTTTGTTTTCATGTTTTCGCCTTTGTTTTCAATGTTTTTGTTTCAACCGTCGCCACAGTCTAAACCTTTCGTTAGGTTGTTGCAAGAAAAAAAAGAAAAATCTTTTCGCCTGTTTTTTCAGGCGGAAAAAGGGAAGGAAATCAGGACGGAAAACCGGGCCGGCGCTGGCTGAAGATGGAAGGCGGGCGCGGCGCTGCTTTTGGCTCCGAAGGGGTAAAATTGCCCGCTGTCCTCACCCTGCCGGCATCCGTCAAACTCGCTGGCGGGCATCCTGGCGCGTCCGTTTTTCCGGTTTCGGTCGTCTCCGGCGGATTTTCCGCCTTTGGCGCTTCCACCGGCCCCGGCTCGACCGCAGGCGCATCCGCCCCGGTTTCCGCCGTCGGCGCTGCCGGAGTCTGTCCGGCTTCCGGTGGAAGGATGGATGCGGGAAGCTTCAGCCGGTCGGGATCGCGCTCGGTCACACCGGCATGAAGCGCCGCGCGTCCGGCTTCAAAATCATCTCCGGCCCCGTCGGCCTCGACCGCCATCCGTTCCCGCGCCGAAGTCCCGCCGCCGGCTTTCTTTGCCAGAAATCGCCGCTGGGCTTCCCGGTTTTGTGTCCGTCTGGTTTCCTCGTCCCGGATGGCGCGATATTTCGCACCGTTCACCACCTGAAACAGAAATTGCCCCAGCCGCACCAGTCGCCGCCCGTCCTGCTCTTTTGACCGGCTAAAGGGGTCAGGCTGGCAAAGAAAGTCAATCGCCTCGGCAACGTCCTTTTCCGCCTCGCCCAAGATGGCAGACAAAAGCCGGGGATTTAGCTCGACCACGGAACCATATTGCCGGCTGGGTTTCTGGGTGGCGATGACAAAGCCCCAGACAGCGAACCGGACAGCCCCAGCGCCGACCATGCTCCCAGAATAAAGAGATTCAAAAAGCTTTCCAAACATGAGAAACATATTGCAAACAAAGGCCAAATCAGTCAATAAGCAAAGAAGATTATTTAAGCAGGATTAAGCCCAAGCAGAAGCAGAAGCAGAAGCAGAGGAAAAACGCCGATTTTGGCCTCGTAAACCCCCCAGCCGGCACAGGTTGACGCAGACCGAAATCAGGGGAAGCGAAGAAGGGGAAACACCGAGCGTTTTCTCCGCGCGTCCTTCGACCGCAAAAACAGTCTTCATCCGCCGGCGACGGCTCGGCTAGATGACCGGAACGGCTTCAGGTGGCATTTTGCCGGCTCTTGTGGTGTCCCTTTTGGCGGTTTCAACCCAGAACTGGCGGGAATCTTTATCTTTGTAAGTGGTTGCAAAACAAGGGGTGCGCCTTGTGGTCGAACTAAAGACAACTAATGTTGTGCAACCTTAATTACTCCCAGACCCCCTCCCCCATTTCGGGGGGACTGCCCCTAGCGCGACCAAATCAGGTCGTATCCCCCTCTGCTTCCCTCAAAGCCATTTTGTTTTTCGGCCTTTTTGCTGGGATTTCCGCAAGATTTCCGCAAGATTTCCCTCTGTCTCCGGTTGGCGTCTCCTGAGAATTCTCCTGAGACAGTGAGTTTTCGGATCGCGGTTTCCGTTTCCTTGGGTTTCGGGCAGCAATTCCGCTATCTCGCTTAATAGTGCAATTTAGGGCTTACCTCGCTTGTTAGTGCGTTTTGGCTGTGGCGGGTAGTTTTTGGTGAAAAGCGTCTGGGAGGCTGTAGGAGGCGTTTTGATGATGTCCGTCCACCTTGCTCCCTCTGGGATGACGACTGACGCGCGGAAGGCGGCGTAGCGTTGCGCTGCGGTGGGTTTTGGTTGATGGTTCATGTCCGGTTTATCTTTTCGAGGATTTCGGCCTGCTGGGCCTTTGGGAGTCCTTTCAGGAAGCAGGAGCGCCATTCCGGGGGGGCAGGCGAGGTAGTCTTGGACAAGGCGGGCGGTGAGCTTGTCGTTGTAGTCGGGGTCGGTTCTTTCGTAGGAGCCGGAGTTGCCGGATTGAAGGCGCTTGGTTTTCATCGGTTGACTCCCCAGACAGGCAGCGGGGTTGTGGACGGCACAATCCAGAGATGCCTCAGGTTGGCGACGTTCACGGTATGGTCGGCCGGCGGGTAGATTTCGACGGCGATGTGGCGGTCGAAGCCAAGGTCGTTTTTGATGGCTTGGAGTTCGTCCCAAGTGATGCCGTCTTTCCAGTTGCCGTGGCGGTCAACGTCGGTGCGGTTGATGGACAGGCGGATGATGCCGTCGTGTTCGACGAACTCTTGGACGAGGAAATGGCGGGAGCGCCAGACACGGTTGCGCCATTTGGCGGTGAAGTCATCCGGTGCCGGGTTCCATGTTCGGGCGGGATTGAAGTGAAGGCGTTGCCGTATTTCCGGTTCTCGGCCCGCATGAGGGAGACGGCCTGCTTGGAAGGTTTCATCTCCGTTTTTCGGGTTCGATGTATTTCACGCCGCAGAGTTCAAACAAGTGTTGCTCGGACTCGGCGCGGATGATTTTGCCGCCGCCTGTGGTAATGCCGGCCCCGTAGGCGTTGAGCGTGTTGCCGGCGCGCTGGGCGCTGGTGGTGAGCAGCAGGTTTGTGTCCTTGCCGCCGGTTCGGATCACCAGACTGGTAAACCAGTTGTCATCGGTGGTGGCAAAGAAGTCAATCGGGATGCCGCTGGCGACATGGACGGCCAGCTTGTTCTTCAGTCCCCAAGTGACGGAGCCGCGAGTGTTCGGGCGCTGGCGGATGGTGCCGAAGCGGAGCAGCTTGTTGATGGCGTCGTCGGCCATGTCGTATTTTTCCTTGGTAAGCATATCGGCGTCACGTTCGCCGGTCTTCGGGATGAAGAGCAGTTCGATGTCGCCAACTTCGGGCTTGTTGCGCCGGATGCTGCCGGCGACTTCAATGCGCTCGCAGAACGGGGACAGGGCGAGGACGAAGGTTTGGGCGACGGCCAATGCCTTGTCGCGCGGATGTTTGATTTTGTCAGTCATGTTTTTGCGGGGTTAAAAATTCAAGAGTCCATTGCTCGGCCATCGCGTCGGCGATGCCTTGAAACGTCCGGCTTCGCTCTTTCCAGCGTTCCGGCCCGGGTGGCAGGTAGTGAAGGCGCTGGCGCTGGTTGGCCGGCAAGCGGAGCATGGCTTCGCGGACGTTTTTTGTCGGCATCAACTTCGGCAGATTTTTCAGCCACAGGCAGGTTGCCTTCTGCTCCATGTGTCCAAACATCCACGGCTGGATGACTTGGGCCTGCTCGACGCCGATCAGGCGCTTTGCGTATTTGTGCATCACCGGATTCTCGACGGCGATTCTGGCAACCGGGGCGTCGAGCATTTCGAGGAAAAAGTCGGCGGCGTCAAACAGCTTCGGCCAGCGCGCGGCATCCTTGTGCAGCCAGCAGACGCCGGAGTTGGTCATGTAAGTGCAAGTAGGATGGGCAATCAGGATGTCCCAGCCGTTGCCAAGAATCTCGCGGACATCCCCTTGGTGGTGGTTGCCGGGTTTCTCAGCCGGCAACAAGTCGCACGACCACGCATCCCAGCCGTGCCTTGCAAATGCGTCCCTGACTGTCCCGCTGTATTCGCAGGCAACCAGAACACGTCCTACGCGCATAACGCATTCTGGTAAACGATTTCGGCGACGGCGGATTTCGCTTCCGTCTCCGCCTGCTTCACCTGTTCGGTGGTTGGCTCCCCGGCTTCGGACATCATTCCAAGCCGCTCCTGAAAGCGGTAGTTGAACTCTTCTTTTTTCTCCTGTGCATTCATAATTTTTTTGGTGTTGTTATTCGGTTCCCTTGCCGTCGTCCGGTGCGGCCGGCGGAGTCCAGACGAATCCGACATCGGATTCTCCTGACGGCCCAAGCGTCCATCCGGCCTGCTTGGCTTCACGATGGACGGCATCGCGCAAGGCAGGCTCGGCGACGGTTGAACCTTCAAGGACGACGCCGTAGCGGTTCATCACGATTTGGTTTTGTTGGATTGCCGGGTGCGCCGTTTTGCGGACGGGGTGCTGGTTTAGCGACGGGATGAAAAGAGTTGGGGTCATACAAATTTTTTTCAGGTGTTCGTAAATTGCGCTGTCACGGTGAATCCAAAGCTTCAGGTCGGTCGCCTTGACGATGGCGCGAAACTCTTCGACTGTTTTCACCTTGTTCCAGTCAATCACGTCGCGGTTTTCAGAGTCGGTGATTCCGCTCTGGCATTCAGCGCATTCAACTTCCCCTTCGGGGATTTCAGCGCCGCATTTCCAGCAGGTAGGCATAGGTTTTTTTAGGGGCTGACAGTTACGGCAAGGTTAGTTGTTGTCCATGTCGTTCCGCCGTCGGTTGAATAATAAAGCGTGTATGTTGCGGCGTTGGCGTATGCAGAACCGCCCGCACCGATTGAAAGACTTGTATCGCTTGAAATATAAAGACCGGAGCCGGAAAAATTAAAAACATGGCCGGCACCGTCGTCCAATTTCATCATGTTAATGCCGTTGCCGACAAAACCCGAACCCGCCACCGCAGCCGCAACTGCATCAACCACGCTGGCCGTAGTTGGGGTTATTTTGGTAAACGTAAGTGATGCCACATTTCCATTTATGGTCGCCATGTTTCGGTAGTCTCCGTTCATCACGGTCACGACGACTGTTCCGGCGGCGATGGCGGGAGCGACCGCACTCATTGTCTGCGCGTCAATCAACTGCGTTTCAGCGCGCGTGTTTCCGAAGTAAACAAGCGTGCTGCTGTCAAAGTTTGTGCCGGTGATTTGAACCGTGTCGCCTTGCACAAATGTTGCGGCGACAATGCTGGTCACGGTGACTTGATTTTGAATTTGAGTCGGTGTCTGGTCAATCGCCTTGCTACCGTCCCAATTCACCAAAGCGCCCTTGAGTTTTTTGTAGGCGAGGGAAGCGACTAGCGCGCTCGGATAGGTGTAGGGGGCAAGGTCGCCCACTTTTATTTTTCTGGCGTCTCCGCCAAGGTTGTTGTTGATTCCGCCCCAGAGGACGGGGGCGGGCAAGGCAACGATGTCGCCTTGTTCGGTTATTAGGTGTGCCATAATTTTATTTCGTGTTGGTGGTTACGATTGCGGTAAACTCTTCAAAGCTTCTTACAAGGTGGTAGCGATGCCCGTTCATTTCAAGCGCAAGCTGCCAGCCTTTTTGATCCGTTGTCTGCTTCTTTTTTCCAGCTTTGCATTCGATGTTAAACACCCTTCCAGCGTCGGCGTAAATGATAAAATCAGTGACGCCCTTCGCCGTCGTGGTCGGCGTATCCATGCGCGAGTGAACAATCGGCCAGCCGCGATACTTGCAATAATTTTCAATCGCCTCATGCAAATCGCCCTCGGCGTCAACCGGAGTATGGACACACTCCGGCCCGTCGTTGTCCGGCGGAAGGAACTTTGGGCGCTCCCAGACACCGGGACTGACTTGAACGTAGCCGGCCGCGCGAAGTGAAATCTCGTCCCTCATGGAATGTCCTCCCCGCTGAATTTTGCGCGGCTCTCGAAACGGGTGTATGGCTTCAGGAACGTAAGCCCAACCGTTCCGGTAGGCCCGTTGCGCTGCTTCGCAATCAGCAAGTCAACGGCCTCGCCGTCTCCGGGGTCGGTTGCCGTAGAATTGCCATCCTCGTCCGCGTCCGGCTTCCAGAGCATCCCGACAACATCGGCATCCTGCTCCAAGTCGCCGGACTCGCGCAGGTCGGACAACTTCGGTTGCCGGCCCTTGTGCTTTTCCATTTCGCGGTTCAACTGGCACAGCGCCACAAGCGGAATGTTCAACTCCTTTGCCAGCGTTTTCAGTCCCTTGGAGATGTCGCCAACCTCAATGCGGCGGTCGCCGCGCGCCTGCTCGGACGTTGAATGGAGAAGTTGAAGGTAGTCAACAAAGAGCGCCTTGATTCCGTATTGCTGGTGCATCCGGCGGGCGCGGGCGCGCAACTGCATGATGGAAAGGCCGGACGTGTCATCAATGTAAATCGGGGACGACTTGATTCTCGGCGCGGCGGTTACGAGCTTGGTCATGTCAAAGTCGGTGAACGAGCCGTCGGAAAGCGAGTGGATGTTCACGCGGCTTACGGAACTGAATTGCCGGATCATCAACTGCTTCGCCGTCATTTCCAGCGAGAAGACGCCGACGGGAACCTTCTGGTTTATCGCCGCCTCTTCGACCATGCCGCCCATGAGCGCCGTCTTTCCGCATGACGGCCGCGCCGCAATGATTATCAGGTCTGCCGGCTGAAGTCCGTTGGTCATCTTGTCCAAGTCCGCAAACCCGGTGGCAACCCCGGTCATCTTGCCCTTGTTGTTAAACCGGAACTCGAACTCGTCAATGCACGCCATCGTCAGCGTCTCCGGCGTTTGAATGCTGCCCCTTGCGCCGTCGTTTCTGACGGACAAAACATTTTTCTCGGCGTCGTCAAGAATCGCCTCAAGCCCGCTGGCGTTCTCGTAAACCTCGCCGACAATTTCGGAACAGACGCGAATCAGCTTCCTCGCCTTGAATTTTTCCTGAACCTTTTCGAGATAGTAGGAAAGGTTGGCCGCACTTGGAACCGCGTCCTGCATTTGCGACAGGTAGGCAATGCCGCCAATCTGGTCAAGCTCGTCGCAATCCTTCAGCCAGCTTTGCAGGGTGATTAAATCAATCGGCTGGCGCATCTCATACATCGCCAGAAGATTTTCAAAAACCGACTGGTGCCGAAGGTCGTAAAAAAACTCAGGCTTGATGCCGGCGGCAATCGCGTCGGCAAGACAGGTGTTCGGCTCAAGCAGGCAGCATCCAATCACGCCGACTTCCATTTGGATGTCGTGCGGCGGAAGCCGGTCGCAACCCGCTCCGGCGCGGTCGCCTTTCGGCCGGCGTGACTTCCTCAAGTCCGGCCCGGCTCCGGCGGATTCAGATACGGAAGGAATGCTCACTGTCTGCCTCCGATTTTTGCAAGCTGCGCGTCAAGCGCCGCCAGCGTCACGCTTTCAATCCTGAAAGGCTCTTCGCCTCCGTAGGACTTTGACCGCCCGTTTTCGGGAAGCTGCCGCTTGCCGACGGTCTTCGTGTTTTCCCTCACGCCGGACGTGCGGACGTGGAGATTTTTTCCGCGCAACGATTTCATACTTTCCTCCCAAGCTTCGGCCGCAACTCGGCGGCGCGATCCATTGCGGTCTTCAGTTTTAACCAAGGCTTGCTGTCCTTCGGGTAGTCGCCAAGCTTGCCCATTTCCCGAATTGTGGCTTCACAGGCCCGCATTTCGTCCATGAGCAGGGAAATTTTCTGGGCTGGCGACGGCTCTGGCGTCTCAACCGCAACCGGCAGTTCGCGCGCGGCGTAGTAACCGTCGAACTTGGTCTTATTGAACAGCGTCTCAGGCCGGAGATATTCCTCCATCTTTGTCCCCTTCCAATTTTCACACTGGCGGTCAATCATCATTCGGACTCCGGGCAGGGTGACGCCAGACTCTTTCATCCGCTCCTGAATGAACTTCATGTTCGTCTCCGTCTCACGAAAGTTTCTGCCGGTCTTCTGGTTCAAGTATGAAAGCGCCAGCTTGGATTCAAATTCCAAGGCGGTTGTCTCACCCTCTCTGCTTATGCTTGTAGCATCACTTATGCAATGCTTGTCTCCCCTTTCCTCTTTCCTCTTTCCCTTTCCTTCTTCTTTGGTTCTTTCTTCTTTGCCCCAGCGCGCATCAGCCGCCTTTTTTGCCCTAATAGAGAACTTGTCGTGGTATCCATTATGCTCGTTCCAGTCGTGGATTTTTCCTGATTCATCAACAAATCCAGCATTCTTTAATGCTTGTAGGATGCTTGAAGCATACTTGGAGCATCCAAGAAGCTCTGCTAGTTCTTCGCTTGAGTAGGCAGACAAGTCGCCATCCGGCTGATTTTCGGCGGCGTAGGCCCATAGGCGCGGTGGAATCCAGTAAGCGTCGGTTCCAATGCTCAGGCGAAGCCTTACCGTCTTCCTGTGCGTATAGAATGCCGTTTTAACTCGAATGTAGAGATTGCTCATGGCGTAAACCATCCCTCCTTAATTCCGGCCTTGCTGTGCATATAGGCGTGACATGGTTGACAGGCGACAACTAAATCTTCGTCTCGATATTCCCAAAGCTGAATGTTTGGTGTCTGAATTTTATGATGAACCGAAAGCTGGGCTTTTGTTTTGCCGCAGCGTTTGCACCGTGATCCATTGCGCTTTATGAAGTCGCGCTTAAACCGAATCCACTTTGAGCTTTTGTATGGATTTTTAAGCCTTGAGTTGTGGTTGGCAAACATTATTCAACCCTCCAAACTCTAACATCGCCACCCCGCGCCCCAGCGTGGAACCGGGACAAGCCGCACTTCGATGAAGTGCGGGAAACCCAATGCGCGAGACGACGAGGCGGCGATGTTAAATTTCGATTGTTCATGCTGTTGTTTCGGAGGTTCCAATTCCGGCCGCATTGCTGCGACGTTCGTATTAAATCAGTATCGTTTCTCTGGGTCAATGACTTTCAACTGAATCCAGAAAATCCTGTTTTCTGGCAAAGTATTCCTTCCAAAATTCGTCCGATCCACGCTCATGCGCCTCGGCGACAATGTTGGCGATGGTGTGAAGCTGGCGGCTGAATTTTTTATCCAACTCGGCAACCTCTTCGCGTTCGGCCCGCGTCAATCCCTGCTGCTGGAAAAACGGCACAAACGATTTGCGCGCGTTTTCGGAAACCGTGATCGCCCTGATATTCCAACTGTGGTATCCGAATGCGTTTTCCACGCGGTCAATCGAAAGACTCAGGCTGGTCTTGCCCTTCAGCCGGCCGTAATCCGTGTCTTTCGCGAACTTGAAATACTCTTCGCGGGTCAGTGTAAAGTCCTTGCCACGCTCCAAGGCCCGCATCTTCAGCTTGTGGAACGAGTAGGACAGCGGATGCCTTTCGCGCCAGCGCCGCGTCTTGCATTTCGAGCAGTAGCACGAATGGCTTGCCGGCGTCGGGATTCCACGGCACCCGCGCGTTTTACAGGAGTTTTTTTTGGCCGCGCGCATGGTCGTAGATTTCGCTGAATGGTAGGATGGTCGCCGGCTTGCGCGAGAATTTAACCCGCACGGCCAGCCCAAACGGCGTCATTTTGAATTCAACGTCGTCGCCGTCAACCTCGCGGATGATTTTTCCAAACACCCGCCGGCATCTTTTCTTCGGCTTGTTAGCTGTGGCATCCATAGTGATAAATTTGTTACCTGAAAGTTCGGTTTTTGCAATTATTCCGCGTCGTCTTTTTTTGCTTTCACAACCGGCTTCAGTGACGGCGATTTTTCCTCGGTTATGATAACGTCCGCGATTAGCGCACCAAGTTGCGCCTTCGCTTCATCAATGGTCACGTTGTTCTTCAGCCGCAAACGGTTCACCAAAAGCTCTTCGAGCGCGCCGATGCTGACGGAGCAAATCGAATGGAACTCAGCTTCACTTACAAGTCCAGCGCCGCTCAAAATAGTCCAAAGTCCAGAAATCGAACTCACGGAGCGCGTGTGTCCGGTCTTGACACGCTTCAATCCAACCTCGCGCAACTCGTCGTCGGTGAAATTCTTCAGCCGGCTAGACACCGCCTCAAAAAGATTGGTGGCAACCGTTTTGCGGGACTGAATAAACGCCAGCGCCTCCGGCTTCAGAAGTTTCACCTTGTCGGTGATTTCGCGCTTTGAAGGAAGCCCAAGCGGTTCGTCGTTTTTTTCTTGGAGCGCCTTCGACAAAACCGCCGGCATCAGACACCAAGCGATGTGTTCAGGACAAAGGACAGCCGCCTTGCAATACTGGCACCACCATCCCGCGCAGCGCGGAGATTCAAACGTCCGCGCGCGTTGCAGGTAGAACACGATTTCAGTGTAGGCGCGATCAATGTCTTCCCGGCTGAAATCGCAAGAATCAAAAACTTCGCCGACGCGATGCTGGGCAACGGCAACGCGCGCCTTTTTGAACGGGCCGAATTGCTGGTCGAGCGCAACCAGTCCAATTTTAAGCTGCCAATTTTCGTTCGACGGAGTTACGCGCTTGAAGCCAGACTTGAAATCCAGCAGCAGACATTCGGAGCCGTCGTTTGCAACCAGCGCGAAATCAACCTTTGCCGAAGTCAGCGGCTCAAGCAGCCGGCGATGGTTAATCCAAAACCGTTCCTCGCGAATAGACGCAAATTTTTCCAGCGTCTTTCCAATTTCCGAAAGCCATTCTTCAACCGCCGCCGCCTCCATTTTTTGAAGTCGCGCCGCAATGCGTTCCTCGGTAAGCCCAAGCTCGCTCATGTCGTCGGTTGAAATCGCGTCGTGGATGGCCGTTCCCTGTCCGGCAACATCCGACTCGCGCTCTTCGGGGAGCGTTTTTTTGGCCTCGCGTTCCGCGTCAACGGAGCCGGGGCAATAAACAACCCGGTGAAATCCGCTGGCGGAAGGCTTGTCGTCGCGTTCGTCAATCATTTGAAATAGCGCCCCTGTTCGCGGTAGGGGCCACACCGTTTTGTTTCAGTTAAACCGAAACCGGCATTTCCTTGATTTGGGGAAGGGCGTGCTGGAAGTTGGTGATGATGAGTTCAAGCTTCTGCGCCACAAAGTCATTCAGCGATTGCGCGTTTTTCGAGCAAAGCTTCTGCTTCTTGGCGTAGTTTACAACCTGCCCTTCGGTGACTCCGGC